TTGTTTAACTTCCGTGGTTTCAAGTTCGGAAGTGTTGGTATCTGTCTTCTTATATGTAGTCACATTCCAATTTTGGGACTCAAAGTGTAGGTCAATGTTAACCTCATTCTCGCCTGTAACTTTTATATTAAACTGATTACATTTAATCTTTGGGGTCATCATCAGTCTCCTCGTTTTCTTTTTCTTTTTCTTCTTCGGGGTCGCTCATTAGAACTACTCCATAATCCCTTAAGTCCATAGCTGCAAACAGAAGAGTTCCCGCTAGAGTTTCGGACTCAAGCCCGAACTCTGATTGAAAATAGTACACCTTGTCGGCTATACTTTGGGTAAACTCATCTATCTGCTTATGCCTTTTCATTTATTATTTCAAAAATCTTTTGTATGTCTCGCCTTCTATCCTCCGAAACTTTCTCAATGAAGTATAACTTCTCCTCCTGTTTCGCATTATCTAATTCAATATCCCTAAGGTGAACTTTTAATGTGTCAATTTCATTCTTATTCTTCTTAAGAAAAAAAGCTAGAATTGATAAGGATACCCCAATCCCTACGAACATATACATCGCATCAGGCATTAGCAATCTCCTAACCCTTGAGTCTTTGAAACTGGATCACAACAAGCCCCGCCAGGATCACTCCCTAGATTTTCTGCAACAGTTCCTTCTGCTGATGGAGGCACTGCATTTTCAGGGCAACAACAGACATGGGCGAATGGATTATCTGGCAGGAACACACCAGGTGGGCCTTCAGTGCAATCTTCTGTACAGCATGACCCGTCATCTATTGTAGCATTTGCATCGTAATTACTTGACCCTGAATCCATGCATCCTTCGCAGTCATCCTGAGGATCGCATTCGTAATACTCGTATGTTCCAGTTCTTTCATCGCTCCAGCATAGGTCTGTTTCATCCGAATCAATTACCCCATCTTCATTTAAATCTATGTCATATCTAGGCTCTCGATCAGGGCATCCTCCCCCTTCAGGGCTTGGGCAGTCGCAGTTCCCTGTGGATCTATCCCATGGGATACCCACATATTCTGGATCCTCACCCACTGTAAGGACTATACCTTCCATTGGTATCCATTCTGTATCCACGGGCGGAGATGATCCTGTATTGGTATTCAATCCAGCGTGCCATCCTACGACACCCCCGATCAATTTACCATCCTCATCATACCTATCCCCTTCATAGCTTGAGCAACCCTTCTCCTCGGGTATTCCTGCCCCAAGCCACATTGGTTTATTCTCCTCAATGACTGCCTCTAGATTGGCCAACGCTTCATCATATTCTACCTCAGCCTGATCAGCTAAATCCCTAAGCTTTCCGCTCTCAGGTTTTTGGTCGGAGGCATCTCGTGTGGTCTCCATATTTATGTGTGCTTGGGCTGCTGTATTGTGTGCTTCACCTATTAACTCTATCTGCTCTGGAGTATTCTTATATTCAAGTACAGTTGCGCCATCTTCCTCGCCATCTTCCGTAAACTTACATCCTGATGGCGTGCCTATTCCGTGCGTAACATCAGTTGCATATTTATAAAATTGAGTTATACAATCACCAGCATTGGTTGCTGATCCATAGTCCCATTTGAATGTACATATCTGCACACCTTCTATTCCCTCACAACATTCACACTTACATGGATCGGCATCATCAATGTCAGCACAATCCACCTCGCAGCATTTACCATCCTTAATTGGAGGCCATACAATCTTAGCCATTCTCTTTCCTCCAATTCAAACTCCACTTAAAGCTTTGCACTTCTGTTATAGTCTTTGCTTTATCTGGATCTATTTGAGACACAGCACTACGCAGATTAGTTTGTAGTGTATCAACAAGAACAAGAAGGTCAGCAATCTCTCTGTCCTTATCTTGAACTAACTTGCTCAGTCTTTTTATTTCTAGATCCATCATCATTAAAAAGCGGGGGGCTGGCTTGCCAAGCGAGAAGCAAGCCGTGCGTCTACCCCAAAACGCACCCCCCAAAAATTCATCCCGATAGGTGATTTAATACAGCTAATGCAATACCCGCAATAACAAGTATAACAATTATCTTTTTATTACTACATAATTTATCGTATAGATTCTTCATTTTTTCTTACCTTTGTGTGTATGTGCCTGGAGAACCATAGCTGCAGGATCATCCAAGCGGCTATAATGATTACCCCTATCTTAAGTATATCATATACGCCATCTAGTATGCTGTCAAAAAAGCCTGATGCCTTCTTGTCTTTAAGTTTCTTTTCTAATAATGCATCCACATCACCAGTGGTGAGTGCAGTGATAGTATCTTGAGCTTCCTTTAATTCGGCATCGCCCTTAGCTAATTCCCCCACTGTCCAGCCTGCCCCTGCTCCCAGGCCAGCCGATACAGGCCCGCCAATTGATCCCGCCGATCCACCAACCACGCTGCCAGCCAATGGATAAAATTTCTTTAGACTACATGAGCCAAAAGATAATAATGTTATACAAATTACAACTTTTGTTATCATTTTTTAGGCTTAGCTTTAGCCCTAGGCTTAGCTTTAGCTTTAGGCTTAGGCTTGGGCTTGCTTCTGGTTAGCTTGACTGGAGTTGCAGGTTCAATCTTTTCGACATCGATACCCGAATCCCCCAGCTTCTTCTTCATTTGAGTCATGGCGGTTTGAAGGGTAGCCTTCTTCGCCTCCACTGACTTCATCAAATCCATCACCCTACTCATGTCGGGTGGCTTAATACTCTCAAGGGATTTTTCTAGTTTATCAAAGGCAGCCTTCATTACGAATCCTGCTTCTCGCTTTTCATTCTCGCTTAGTTCTTTCATAGGTTTAAGTATAGTAGTCGGTTCTTGTTTATGTTAGCTCTATTATATCTGTCTTGGGACATAGAGCGATTAAAATCTACCTTCCTAGGCTCAAGGTAATTAAGGTATTTCTCGTGTAATCTAATGAGATCAAGCACATTCTCCTTTCCTCTTTGGTTCATATGCTTGAATACTTCCTCGGTCTCATCTGGTGTAAGTGTTCGCTGGAATAAATCCATAGGTTGTCTGGCTTTCCATGATGATACGATAGAGCCTATCGGATCCTCTTTACCCATATCAACTGCGACACTTATAGCATCCTGAAGTATATTGTTAAACTCCTCAGGATCATCGCCGTAAGCTGCGAGTTGCATCTGCCTTATCCTTGCGGTAAGGGGAGTCGGATTGGTTCTCATGCCACTCTTCTTTAGTGGTACTCCTGCTGACCTTCCTGCTGATCTCAGGTAATTGTATGCATCGACCCTCTTCACTCTCCTTCTCTCGTTATCATTGATTGGCATGAGGAGGTTGTTTACTGTTTGAGTAAAGTGGGCAGGTGCTTGACCTGCCATTACATCAACGATCTTCTTGCCATCCTCGTAGTTCATATACCAACCTGAGTGCATTATGTTTACAAATGCATCTCTTGCATTGGCCACCTGAGAGTAAACTAAAATTCTATCAATACCTAATGCACGCTGACCCTGCATAGGATCTGTCCAAGCAGCCATACCGTAAGCCGCTTCCATTCCAAGTCCGTAAACATTTCCTGACCTCGCTAGTCTCTCAAGTATAGCAAGACCTTGCCCATCTTTATTTGAAAGCATATTGAATGCAGCAAATCCAGGCAACAGATTGATTGGGTCAACCTTTCTAAGGTTACTCTTCTTGCCTAGTATCTCCTCATCATACTCATCCATTAACATTGTGGCTGCTATACCTATCGGCATACCTACCGCACTGATCCCAGCTAAACCTTTTAGCACTGAGTTAATTGTGTACCTACCTTCTTGAGTTTGAAGCGATCCGTGAACCGCATTACTTTTTCCAGTAGCCCACCGAAGCAAGGGGGTTGCAACTCTAAGTATACCATTAGTCCTAAATGCAACTGGAGTTGAGCCAATACCTCCCTCTAAGTTTATATCATCCATAGCTATCTGATACATATTAAGGTAGTCCTCCTTACTAAATATCTCCTGCTGGTTGGTCTTTCTATTATAGGATTGCTTAATAAAATCTAATAGTGATTGACCTGTATGCTCCGCCCATGTATCTGCGAGATACTCCAATGCCCTTTCGTTCCCGCCAATCAGACTTCCTTTTATACCTAAGTGCTTCAAGTTGAATCTAAAGTTTGGATCCCCCATCACGCTCGGGTTTTGGTCAATGTAAGCTAAGGCTCTAGTTATCACAGTCCTCCATACATTTATACCACCTTCAGCTACCGCAGAACCGAATACATTATTAAGCCAAGAGAAAGGTGATAGTGGAGTAAAAGGAGCAAAGCCTGACGATCCTGTCGAACCACCCTTTAGTCCTATGGATTTATCAAGACCATCTTTGATCTTCCTAGATGTGCGAACGATACCCTCTCCCGTACCTTGAACTCCGTGATTAGCAAACAGTTCTTTGAAGGTTAGATCCTGCTGGCCTGGCGTAGATCTTATATAGTTAATTGCTTTAGCTGATTCAGTTGCCTGCATCAGAGGTATACCCAAGCCCTCATTGAAGAGAGATCCGAACACATTCTTTATTGAGTTGTATATAAAAGTACCGCTTGCCCTAGCCGAGATGGTTCCGTAGCCAAGCCTCTGGGTATAATCCATACCAGATAAGGCTTGCCATAATCCCGACTTGGGTGTCCTGAGAACTAGGTCGGCATTCAGTGATGCTAACTCTTCTAACATTCTCATGTCTTTAAATCCTCCGCCAGGTGCGGAGAATAAATCTATCATCGACTTCTTTAAGTCTTTGATTTCATCCCTTATTCTTGCCGCATCTCTTGCTGATTCATACCTCTCCTTACCGAGCTTTGATATAAGGAATTGCTTCCTCTCCTTTTCTGTCTTTAAGCTTAGATAAGCAGGGTTCTGTTGCACCTCAGTAAGTGGTAGTTGCAGTTGCCTAGCTTCAGCCATCGCTGCATCCATCATGCCTGATAGGATACTACTATCCCTGCCAAATGCAGCTACGCTGGCAAGCTTTGATACATGAATACCTGCATCAACTTTAGTGAAGGTGTCATACTCCAACCACTCCCTTGGGAATATTGTGTTGGTTCGAGCGTCCATCATTCTATGAGGAGTAGTCTCGCTACTCATAGGTGTAGTGTCCACCTTGACCGCTATGGATCTACCCATCTGATAGACCTGCCTTAACCTGCCTAGTATGTCTGATGCAAATGCGGGCAGGTCTTGTATATCAGCGTCCTGATTTAAAAACAATTGAACAACAAACTCCTTAAAGCTTTTGCCTGAGTCCAACCATGCTGACATTACCTCATCCTGAGGTATAGGATGTTTAGCATTAGACCCCCGCTTCTTTGGTGCTGTGAATATAGGATCGCCAGGTTTTGATAACAGTGGATCAAGGAATGTATTGATTATAGTTTCATTAAATAGTTGATCGGCTAGCCCCATCATCTCATCGAAGGCGGCATCCTGTCCCACTGCCTTCTTGCCTAGTAGTTTTATTTGATTAAATATATCAGAGTTATTCCATCCACCTACCACAGATAGGTACTCACCTTCATTATTCCCCATTATTGTTGTGAGTGCAGCTATAACTTCCCCTCTCATTTGCCTCGGTATGGTGATCCTTCCGTACTTTATTCTTCTCCGAAGTATATTCTCCCTACTTCCTGTAAGTGGGTTAGACCATTGTACTGATGGATCTTCAACCAACACATTGTGCTTATCCGCTATTCCATTCTCCCACTCCGCTATGTTTTCTGTTGCAACCCAAAGCTTCTGTAAAGCACCTTTCAAGCTGGGGGATACTGGTTTACCACTGCCCTTCATGGTCTTCTCTATCTCTTTGTATACCGCACCATATAAAGCCGTTGGGTCATTGGCTAGGTCAGGCATATTTTCTATCCAATATATAGCGGTGTCATACACCATCTCCTTGAATACGGATTGATCCATCCCACTTGCCTTGATAGCTTCACCATAAGCCCCCTCCCATTTGCCTGCCAATGATACCTGCTCATTCCTATTGTTCTGCTGTATCCTCCTGAACTCAGCAATCATTCTTGTGACCTGCACCCCTGACTGCCCTGTAGCTCGGAGTCTTTGCTCTAAAGTATTTAATGCCCTGTCTAGCATATTGCGATGTATAGATTTATATTCTCTATGAACCACAGCTTTGCTTAACTGCATGGTCATGTCTGACAGCATACGATTAAAGGGTTCATCCCCTTTGCCTTTGGCATCTTGTTCTGCGAGGTACGCCTTATTAAAATACTTAGCGTTATTTATCTTGATTCTATTTTCATCCGTACCTTCAATGCTATACACGGCTTTAGTAGCAACCCAATCATTGCCAACCTTTTGCATTATGAAATATTGTTCGCCAGGTACAGCATTAAAATTATATCCGACACCTAGTCTTTGCTGCAGAGATTTCTCCTTCCCTGATATACTTACCATAGCATCCTCGTGAAGCTTAATCAGGGCTTTTGTTTTCTCGGCTTGCTTTGTTTTTCTCTTATGAATTAGACGCGCCTGCGCGTATGCGTCTCTTACTTTATAAACTTTGGAAACAGATTTCCTTATTCCTTTTATCTCTCTCCTTAAATCCTTAAGTTGTTCTTCGGAAAGTCTTTGAGTTCTTTTTATCTCATCATCTATCTTGCTTGCATCACTTGTATCCTTAGATGTGCGAGCTTCAAGCAATGCCATTTGGAGAGCCTTATCTTTGGAGAAGGCGACCAATGTAGACATGAGTGGCTTATTGTTTTTAAGAGACTGGAGTTCTGGTTTGGTTGATCCATTTATAGCACTGACTATTTCAGTTTCACTAGCATTTGCGTAATCAATACCAAGCTCTGCCATTGCTTGTATATATGCGAACACCTTAGTGTTGCCATCGAATATATCATAAAGGGCATCCCTATATACTGATGACAATGTATCCCCCTTTAGTACCTTCTCTACTTCTTTTATAGAGCCAAGCAACTTGCCGTGATCAAAGGTCAGGTCTACCTGCCCGTCCATTCCACGCATATAGTCCTTGATAAGTTTTCTTACCGCAGCCTGAGCCTTAGCCTCATGCACCGTGGCATCATTCTTCTTTGTCGTAAGAGCATTTATTTCTTCAGCGGCCTCTTGTATAGAGTCCATTGCATCGTCTAGTTTTTTCTCAAGACGACCCTTCTTACGAATAAGGTTATTCATAGTGTTGGTATGCAACTCAGCTGCGAACCTTAATGCCCTGTCCGTCATCGCTGGATTACCATCGAAGTCTACTATAGATAAGTCAGCAACCTGTGCGTCTCGGGTTGCGATTGCCCTAAGGTTTTCCTGAGGATTTATTTTAAATAAATCCTTTATGTAGGACTCCAGGTTACCCTTGTACCCCTTGAGTATAGCATTCTTATGGGAATCCTCTATTGAATTTAATAGCAGTCTATTTGATGCAGCCTGCGTACCATCGTAAGCATTAGTTCTTTGGGTGGATGCAGACACTGCGTCATCCTCATCTACATCTATCCTTCTCTTTAATTGTGGGCCATCGAATGCTTTCGCCTGAACAGTCTTTAGGGTTTTGTTCGGGAATGGCAGTATGACCTGAGAGCCATTCTGAACATCTTCATTCCTTCCACTAATAATAAAATCATGCCCGCTTATATCGTCCTGCCTAGACCTAGTAGATGTCATTAGAGATGACATTAACTCCTGTGCATAATCAGATGTCCTTAGGGTTGAGCCATTTGCTGTGCCAGTAATATCTGCAGAGAATGATGGTTCGTCTGCGTAAAGTCGGGTTGCGTAGTATGCGGGCATAGTGGAGTCTACTATCTCGCGTTTCTTAGCTATAACCTGATCTAGTAGCATAGGAGTTTCCTCCTTGTATGATATACTCTTAGGGCTTTTAATAGATCCGCCACCTTCCGCAGATGTCAGCTTGGTAAAGTCACCTTCAGTTTTACCTTGAGGGTAATGGATGTTCCTAAAATACTCAGGCTGTCCTTCCTTACTGACATCTATCTGGGCATCTCTTCCTGTTAGATATACAATAAGCTCAGCAACTTTAGCTTTCATTCCGTCAAGCCTTTCCATCATCTCTAGCTCAAGGTCAACTGTGGGCGACAGGCCAGGCTGAAATTCTGAGTCTGTGTATTCGTCAAACAATCCAAGGTCGCGAACCTCTTGGCTCAATCGGGTGGCTCGCTTAATAACAGGTATGAGATCTGCGAGTATAGCTTCAGGAGTAACTCCTGCCTGGGAGACTAAGTTTTTAAGCTGGCTATACACGATCCTTGGGTTACCAGAATACTTCATCTTCTTGCCGAATTGCGTGTTAAGGAAATGAATAATGCCATCCACATCGCTCGCTTCATTCTCTATACTCTCTGGGTCTGTACCCATTGACATGATAGAATCGTTATTTGCGTTAGCTAAACTCCCCTTGGTGTTATGCTGGTAGAATCTAAACGACTGCCCTTTATCAAAGGACACTATATGTCCATTTGCTATACCGAAATTACCTGCGTGTCCGTCTCTATTGTTTACAATGTAGTCAGCAATCCCGTGTTTAATTAAATCAAGGACATACTGTTGATTGTTAAGGTCACCAATATCTGCCAAGTCTTGCTCGGTTGCCGACTCATCAAGAGTGTGCTTCCTTTGAGACCTAAGCTCCTTCATCTCTTGCATATCGTCCACCTTGTATTGCTCAAGGTTTCCATTTCTCACCTTAGCAACCGCCACTAAGCCTCCAGTAATGTAATTTGTTACCGCACTGCCGACCGCTTCTCCGTAAAGTCTTCTGTTAGATGCAGTGCCTCTTTTGTCAATCTTAGTTAATAATGTTTTAGATTTCCATAATCCATTATCAAATAACACATCTCCTTCTGGTGACTGCCTTTGTTCTAATGTTGAGTTACCTCCATATAAATCTTCACCAGACCTAATTAAGGACTGACTTGGTGTGCTTTCTAGCTCGGCATCTGCCGCAGCTAGGGCTATAAATTCTTCAGGTATGTTATTAAGAAGGCCACCGCCAGCAGTGACCTGATCCTGCGTCTCTCGTCCATCAATACTACCTAAGCCCTGCTTGATAGTAGTGCTACCAAAATACATCCCTGTCTCTATTGCATCTATTGCTCCATAAGATAGTTGATTGCCGCTTCTAAGGAATACATTAACAGCTTTGGTATTATCTTTATTTATATTTACTCCCGTGAGCTTAGCTCCCCCCACCCAATTTATTGTATTAGTGGGCATACCTTCCTTTACTTCAGTAAACCCTACTGGTGTGACAACCGCATACTCGGATTGCCCCTCTGGGCCAGCACCTTCTATTTCGACAAGGGTTTTTGGTGGGTTAAGTACGCCTGACATATTTAGGATTATTGATCCGAAAACTTCTTGACTCGCCTGCTCCTTGCTCATCCTGTCGAGCTTGAACATTCTTCCATCCTGAACAAATACATCCGCACCATCCATAAATGGGGTGCTATCCTTATCTACAACAACAGGCTTGGTTTCATCAAGCCTTCTGGCTACATCTATAAATGAGAAATGGGGGTCGTCACTTGTTGCACTCCCCTCTGACAGTTGCTCAAGCTTATGTTTTAAAGTTATTAACCCTAATAGTCTTGAGTGTGGCATACCTGCCAGCTCAGCGTGTTGAATTAAGGCATACTTAAATGCTTGCTCTTGCTCTCTGGTTGGTATTACAGCACCATCAGGGTTAAACATACTATAGTTATTAAGCGTATCCTCAAACCTTGTACCCTTCGGCTTTCTACCTTTATCTATTTGTTCTTGCTTGCTTAATACAAAATCAATCTCATTCAGTTCTTTACCAAAATTAAGTATAGATGTTATTGTAGCAAGGTCAGCCTTACTGTACCCCTCTTGAACCATCCATGATATGGTTTCTGAAACGGAGTCATTCTCAATGAAGTATTGAATTGGATCTAAGGCCGACTTACCTGAGGGTAGATCGTTGCCATACTTGTGTACATCCGATGAGGTCATGCCTTCGAGTTCTGCTCGGATTTCTTCCACCTCCTCGTTGTCCATGAGTTCTAAATTGTAGTCACCTGCAAGTAGATCTTCTAGCTTTGAGCTTTCTATGGACATTGCATTGGTGTCACCCTTCGCATTGAAGTCAGTGCTGGTAACCTTGCTTAATGCAGTGATTGGGTTTCTTAAATTAATAAGAGGGTCAGACATAAAGCTCTTTTCATCAAAAACTGAAGGGGTGGAGGTATACTTTCCTCCCTTAAGTACGCGACCTGACATATTGTATAACACTGAGAGGTCATGCACATCTGAATAAAAACTTGATAGCACTGGCTTGCCATCTTTTACGGGGATATTTCTGTAACCCTGACTAAACCAGGGTATCCTGGCTCCAGTGATATGCTGGGATGCAGCTATAAATAAACTTGCTGAGTTTCCGTATTGCTGATTCTGCACGCCTTCTTCATTTATCATCAAGGGATTCTTTGCACTTGTAAACAAAGGAAGTATCATCCCTTCCGTAAACATATTCTCATCAAGTATAGGAACCTGAATCGAGTCTGTAGTGGGTACAAGGTTTGAGTTTATTGCCTCATCAGACTCAACTAACCTTTTATTATATTTCTTTGCTTCCTTTCTTAGGGCATTCTTATGCCTTTCGGAAAGACTTGTATCATAATATACTAGCCCACCTTGGTACTCTATTAAGTCCCTTACATCCACATCATAGCGGTTCGCCGCATCTTGCCATGTGGGATTATTCTGACTGCTAGTCGGGATACCTGATTCAAGGTCAGCAACCTTATCCTCCGTCTGTAGTAAAGTCTGAGATGATGGTATACTATTAACCTCTGCCGTAAAGGATGTGCCTGTCAGTGAGCGTTGAACATTTTCTACGCTAGCCTCAAGCAGTGTATTCATTTGCTCACCCATATAACTTGCGTGGGCAGTAAACTCCTCGTGTGATACTTCCTCAAGATGCTTGCCTAGGGCTTCCGCACTTACCTCACCCGAGAACATATATGCCTTTAAAGATTCTGGGCTTGCGACTGACGCTGGCTCAACTTCACCACTAATCAACCCATTGCGGGTGATCCTTGTTTGTACAACACCAAGATCTGGGTCACTATACAAGTCTGACTTGACCCTAAAGTAGGAAAGTTGCCCATCTTTTCCTTCAATGGCAATCATCCCCATAGGTTCTTTGTCGTTAGTTACAGTTGCGTAATGCTTTACATTTGATATGTCCCTAATGATTACACCATTAGACACTAAATTTTCATGCGGAGCAGACACTACCCCAGGAAGATAGAACATTCTTCCGATAGCTTTATTCTTCTTGTGGACAGGATAACCCCACCCGTCTTTACCTGTATTCTTGTGGTGAACATTCTGACTCAGGCTAGGCTCACCCGTAATCTCGTCATATACATAGCCCTCAGTAAACTCCTCTTCTAGTATTGAGCCTGATAGTAAGCTTGATGGAACTGGATATAACTCAGACTCATCTATGGTTGCCTCACTAGAACTAATAACACTGGTTAAGTAGATCGGTGCTAGATTATTAAGACCCTCATTTGTCATAATCTCATCATCAAGTATGAGCTTAGCCTGAGATGAAGTTCCTGCCATAGAGAAGTTTTCAAAGTACGACTTTAAATACCTCTGCCTTAATGTAACCCGCAGTGCATCCTGAGACAGCCCCCTGTGAGCTTGCAACGATTCAGACCAGCCAACCGCAGGTCGGGCAGTCAATGACAGGAATACACCATATTTAGTATCATCAGCCTCATTGCCTCCATCCTTCCCTGCATCGATAGATGAAAAATACTCTAGTTCATTATCAGATATATCTGGATCAAGTTGCCCCCCACCTATATCAGTCTTCTTTCCGCTTATTATTTGACTACTAGGAGCTGGCAGGTTAACGCCTATATTGTCATCGGTGACAGTAACACTTCTCCTATGCGACTGTGATGATCTTCCGTGAAAAATAAACCTTGGCTCATTTGTTTGGGCGTGCCTAAAGAACCCTACCTCTGTAGTTGGATTCTCTCCCTCAACCCCCTGAAATCCCAACATCCAATCACCATAAAAGTTTCTAAATGAAGGTGTCCTTACTAGCCTCCACATATCCTCATCAGCGGGACGCTTACCCTCTCCCTCCATTATCGCAATCATAGGATTCTTCACCTCACTTAAAGGGGGAGTTGGATTCTTCTGTGATCTAGGTTGAGAAAGCAAGTATCTCTTGTTTGGCAAAAGCCTCTCACCTAGATAGTCCTGCCCTTGGTCGGTTGTCTCCAAGTAGTGCATCGGCACTTCCTGCTCATCTATAATGGTAGTCTCTTCTATGTTTATAGACTGAGCTTCATTGAGAGTTTTTCTATTACTAACCGATGGCATTCTGGATATAATGCTATTAACAGCAAAACCCTCTAATGTGTATAGTATCTTTTCTTCGGGCGTAATCGTTGGATCACTTAGGACTTTCATTACTGGATCAACCCTAACCCTGCTTCTCTTATTTAATGCACCAATCTCCAGCGTCTGCTTCATTAAAGCACCAGTTAATGCATGAATACTAGCCTTAGGTTGAACCACTCTACCCATTGCGTAACCAAGCCCGTCCCAAATTCTACCCTTAATCTTAAATCTTTTAGATAGGTTATTTGGAAGTGGTATAGTTTTTAGGTAAGCCTGGAACTGAGGATTGTTTCTGGCTTCAGATATAAACTCTCTTACATCAGTCAGGCCATACTGCATTGGGTCATTTGAGAATCTTTTAGCAGCCTCAAATAAAGATACCCAATCTGCTTTTGCCTGCCTTGCCTTGCCACCAAATTGAGCCTGAGCAATTCTTCCTGACATCTCAGCCTCTACAAAAACCGACTCAGTAATGTGATGGGTTAGCTCATGTCCAAGTATTTCCGCCAAGGCGTTCTTCTGTATCTCAAGATACCTTGACTTCTCAGTCTCATTTGTGGGGATCGCACTCGCTATCCCGAAGTCCTTAGATATAAATATAACAGGTCTTGCTAGTCCAGCCGCATAGTGGTACTGAGCCACCTTGCCCTGAAACAATCTAGACATCGTACTCTTATTTAAGATGCGAATATCAGGTGCAATAAGACCTGTCTTATTCATATCCCTATATAAATTTGAGAGGGTATCATTCTCCGCAAATGCGGTTAACTCTGATACAGTTAATTCTTTATCACCGAACTCAGCCCAAAGGGAATCATTTAACCCTGCCCTTACTTCGGTTGTATATCTAGTCTCCTTGCCCGTGGTTTGATTATGTCTATTGACTACAATCGCAGTAGGTGAGGAGGGAGTTAGTTCTACATTCTTAAGGTCTCCCGTAACAGGATTAAGCAAGTCGGGTATCAAGTGAGGATCTCTTACTCTGGTTAAAGTTCCCGCCTTCTCGCCAGCAGTAAACTCTGGGCCTTTAAGCCATGAAAGAAATGGTGGCAAAGTTTCATTATCTCTAGCGATAAACTGCTCCATCTTAACTCTCAAGTATTTCTCCGAAAGATCTGCCGCTATCATGGGATCAAAGCCAGCTGCTTCAGCTACCGCTCTGTATATCTGATAGAATACCTCTCTGATTTTTCTTATTACAGCCCGAATGGTTCCCTTCTTTATGTTAGTGTCGGCTAAGTTTTTAGCTACAGTTTCAACTAGCACCTCTTCGGCTGACTCAATTTCCCTAAGCTGATCCAGGCTAAGCTTGCCCTCATCATACTTATTCCTAGCCCTCTCCATCCTTTTCTTGAGATGCTTATTCCCAAACTCCTTACTGGTCTCATGTATAGCATTCAGTAAAGCCTGCCTGTCCATCTCTGGAAGGCTATCCAAAACGAAGTGGGTGGACTCATGGTATAGTGATAAAATATTTGTTCCGTCTGGTCTAAGGAGGTCATTCATTACCATCCTTATAATGGTGTCGGCTTCATTCGTTGATATCTCTGCATTGTTTGCATGGAGAAACCCATAAACACTCTCCATGTTTTTCTTAAACAACTGCACATCAACACCGCTCTTACTTAAAGCTTCAAGGAGTTGCGTAAAGTCTCTATCTAGTTCTATAGATTTTGATATCTCATGGTTGGTGTCACTTATCCTACGCTTAACTTTTCCTTCTCTAGCTTCTGCTATTCTCTTGGCTCTATTGTTTACGCCATACGCCGACCGCTCGGAGGCAGGTAGGGGTGATGGCATCCAAGTTCCTTCACTTCTAAGTTCCTTCTCCGCCTGAATATAATCATTCTCTGTCACCTTTACTTCGGGTGACTCCTCGACCTCTTCTATAATCTCATCTGATTGTATAGGTGTTGAGTCGGCTATGCTTTTATTCTGTGCATCAACAGCTGCTTCAGCTACTTTTATTAAATGCTCTGCGGGGCTAGAATTGTTTTGCGTAATTGAAATAAATACATCATCCCACATAAGGAAGTCCGATGGAAGTCGTGCATCAATTAGGGTATTTATTCTTGCAAGTATTGCATCCTTATCCGCCCCATTAAAAAGATTTGCCAAGTCCTCTGGAGACCTAGGCACATAATCTTTTCTTATGAGGGTAAGAAACCTGTCAAGCTGCCTCACTGTTAGATTGCGATTTAATAGTACGCTAGCTATTTTTGGCACAGATTGAATGATCTCAGATCTTGGAGTATCCAGTTGGCTCTGCCTGGTTCCAGTTGAACCTGTCTTTATAGGCTCAACCCAATCCTTGTAGTCGGTTAAAGTCTTCCATGTTTTTTGCTCAGGATAACCATTGAGAGAGTCAATAGTTTTATCCTCACCCTTCATAAACTTCTCTAGTCTTATTACTGATATAGGCTTATAACCTGCATCAATAACATCCTGAAGTTTTGCGGGCTTGTTTGATCTTGATAGCTCAATATTATTTTTACTATTAAGCATACCCAACACGCCAAGTGATCCTGCGGCAGATGAACCCTTCCTTGTGTCTGAGGTAAAATCTGAAAGGCCAGACATAACTATACTACCATCAGGGGACTCTAAGATTATAACACCTCTAGTCCTATACCTATCACCCTTCTTGCCTCCTAGGTTAGTAGTAGAGCCATTGCCTCCAGTGTCCCTATCTCTGAGAGTCGTGATTATGGATGAAGCATCTTGCCCAGCTACATCTATCTCCGTTCCCACTGTTGCCCACTGTGGGTTTTGTCCAGCCTTCGTTCGATATACTTGTATTGCTGAGTCTGATTTAGGTACAACGATTGAGTCTGGGTTCTTTACTACCTCACCCGCTGGATTAACAACCTTGATTCTCCTGCCTGTGTGATCAGTGATATAAGTGCCATTAGCATCTTTCAGTATAAGAAAAGCTATTGGTCTACTTCCCTGACCATCATCAAAATCTTTCGAGTACCCAAGGGGCTTGTTAGTCTTAGCTCCGCCAAGCCTTATCCCGTAGTAATATTTCCGAAGTGTACTCTTCTCGTAGGAGTTTGTGTTAAACAAAACTCCCATTGACATAATTTCCCCATCGGCATTCAGTGGATTCTGTAGATTGCCTGCCTTGGTAGCCCTATCAAACTGCTCCTTATTCATTAGCCCCTGAACTCCGAGGGCGGCGGAAACAGGATTGGATGCATCAACTGAGCCAGATATAGCTATACCCTGACCGCCCCTAGTCTTTCCATCTAGGTCGGTATACTCTCTCTTGGTTACAGGGTAAAAGAATTGCCATGTTTTTGTGGAGGTAACACCTTCAACCACTTCATGCTGAACACTAATAGGCTCCCTCCTAAAGTTATTGTATATCTCAAGCACCCTTATCCTGTGCAGCTGCTTATTAGAAGCACCGCTTCCAACCCTACGCCTCAGGTCTTGAAGTATATCATCAGCTACCTCTAGTACCCAACGCTCAGTTGTTGTCTCTACCTCACTAAACTCTTCCTTAATAAGCTTCGTAAGCTCTTCGGGTGTTATGAATCCCTCATTAAAGTCCTGCGTTTTACTGCGGATGTCATCTACTATAGTCTTCTTCCTTGCATTATAATCTCTACCATCCTTTGACTTATAGCTCTTAATGGATCCAATGTCATCTATCTCTGTGACGCTATACTCATCCACCTGACCTGTTGGACTACTGTGCTGTAACTTAGCACCCTTTCTTTTGGCTCCACCTCGTTGGGCTTTAACTACTTTCTTTTGCTTATCGCTATCCTGCTTCTTTATTGATGCAGTTTTTTGCGGTGAGTCTGGCTCATTGCCTAACAATCTATCTAGCTTTACTAGGGGATCAGATAGATCAATACCTTTGGCGTGATCAAGCTCCCTTTGTGCTGCACCCTGTAGTGCCTTTGCGTCCTTAAGTTTACTCTCTCTTGCTGCGAGTGGAGTGACAGATACTAACGCATCCTTGCCTGTCTTTTTGACCCTACCTTGTGAAGCCTGATCAACCTCAGCTTGAGCTACACGCACTGCCTCATTAGCTTTTTCTAAATCTTCTTGAGCCTTGGCAATTCTACGCTGATCAATCTTGGGGGCGGCCTTCTTCTTCTTAGGCTTAGGAGTGTCTTCTATATCCTCGTACTCGTCTTGATCTTCAGCTTGGGTAGTTGCTGGCTTTGGAGTACCTTTCTTAAAGTTCTCTATCTCCTGCTCGATACCCTTTAGCTTCTTCCTTTGCTCTTCTATCTTAACCCTGTGAGCCTTATACTTCTTAGAGTTTGCTGACTTAAATTTACCGCCATTCTTTTGGGTTCTGCCTTCCGCTACAAGCTTGTTTAGTTTTGCCTTAGCAGCTTTCTTTTGATTAACTAAACTCTTAAGTTTTTTCGCGAGCTGATCCTTTGACTCTGTTGGTTTCTCAGGGTCTTTTTCAATTCCCTGCAACTCTTCTAGCAGTGATTCACTACCCTTTTGTGTTCTTCTTTTCGACCGAATAATTGGAGAAACAGATTCGGGTCGCTCCTTCTTTACTCTATCAGCAGCTAATTCTCTTGCACGCTTTTCTATAGCAGCGTCCTGATCTAGTTCAGTATCAATCCCTATGTCTGCAACTTTTTGTTTAGTGATCGCTTCAAATCGCTTCTTTGCTTTTTCCGCTATTTGATCCCAGCTTAGCTTCTTAATCGCTCCTTCAAAGGATCGAGTGCCTGGATCGGGAAGTATACCAAGATCGTTATACCGATCATTGACTTCATTAAATATAGCCTTACCGTCCCATGCGCCATCAAGGTAGTAGCCAGACTGTAATCTATTTATGAGAACCTCTAGATCATATACCTGCTTTTGATCTTTCGTACTTAGCTTGGCGTATTCTTTTGTCTTTGTGTAAGATATATTGCCTCCGCCATCCTCGATTAGAGTTCGAGTAAAATCAATGCCTTGACCTTCCACCTCATCTCTTGCCTGCCTATACTCTTCCTCGGTTGGCTCAGACTCTTTATCTTTAGCGATAGCTTCATCTAGGGAACTAAAGTCTGTCGTGGTCTTTGTTTGTTCTATCCCTATCTCTGCAGCACTTTCTGCGGTAACAGGAATATTCTCTATGCCCGCGAGGGTTGCTAGCTCATAGCGATGATTGCCATCCTTGATCTCATAGAAAGCTTCACCCGTAGCATCCTTTAAGGCTTTGTTGTGACTAACCTCAATGGGATTACTCTTCAGGAAACTTAGCAACTTTTGCTTGTTTTCTGGATCGGTAAGTAATCTCTGCAAGTCTTCAACTGTTCCAATCTCACCCTTTTGCACAGGGTATCCATTAGGATTCTTAAGCCCTATATATACAGCTAGATCAACAAGCTGACCCATCTCAGGTTTATTCGCACGGGATATCTGTGCATCCTCTTCAGCTATAGCTTTCTGGAAGCTGAAGGTCTGTACCACATCAGCACTCTCGGTACTCTCTGTTGGCTCAGTAACTTCTTCTTCTGTTATTAAATTGGTCTCGGCATTGGGAAACTTTTCTAAAAGTTTTTCTACCTCAGCAAGCCTTGCGTTTGCATCGTAGTCAGGGTCAAGCCTTGCGTCACCTTGCGCAAGCATATCAGGCGGATTGGCTAGATCTTGTTCAATGCTATCACGCTCCCGCTCAAGAGCTTCCCTTTCTCTTTGCCTCTCCTGATTCCTTCTCTTTTCTTCAGCCTCAATAAAAGGCCCGAACTCGGCTGTAGCGGATTCAGTGCGAACATCTGCTTCAGCCTGTAGGTCAGCTTGACCTTGAGCAGAAGCCTGCTGAACCCTCATTAAATCTTCCGCAGTAGGCACACCAGTTATACTCTCAGTTGGTATAGTTACAACTGGCCCAGTCCTGCCAATGCCCGCTACTTCCCCAGAGAAATCGAAGTCTAGTATAGGCTCAATAGATGTACCCTCTCCTGTAGTCCTGACAACCCTACCTATTTGGGGCGTACCACTACTTCCAGTATAGCTAACAATAGCACCTTGCTTAGATGTATCTATAGTTTGATCTGAATAGGATGATGTGCTTGAGCTTAAATCAGTTTGATCAGGTGCGGGAGGAGTAGACCCCTTACCTACAGCTGTAAGTCCACCACCTATGGAACCTGCAACTGCACCAATTATACTGGCATTAATTACCTTAGATTTTGTAAAGTCATCCCACTCTACATCCTCTCCTCTTTCCCATTTAGGAGCAGCCGTATTAATAAATTCCTGAAAACCTTCAGTGCTTCCTTCTAAGGCCATACCTATGCCAACCTTGCCTAGGGTTGAATCCTTTGACCTCTGGACTTGCTTACCAAGCCAAGTTAAAGCTCCATCCTTAACAGCCTGAGATTCTCCCATTAAGTTGGCTCGCTTAAGGAATGAACGACCAACCCATGCGGGTAGTATTGAATCAGGTAATGCCGCTATACTTCCATACGCAAGTGCAGGTGCTTGAGCCTCTTCATGTGAAAAACCATCACCACGAAGTGTGTTGTATATCTCGCCACTATTTAAAGCCAGTGAGTTTAAAGTTGAAGCACCTATGCCGCCTCTCATTTTCCATAGCTGAGCTGCGTAGTCTTCAACATCCATGATCTCGCCAGCCCGCTTTCTCCCCTCAAGGACAGCCTTGTGACCAACACCATATGTTGGATTCTTTCGAGTAACTTTCTGAGCCATAGACTTCCGCAAGTCTTGCCTCATCTTAGATGCCACGCCTTTCTTTACGGCTGCCTTACCTGAATAGATTGCTGCAGCTCCTGTTCCTGCTGTACCGCTACCAATAAAGTAAGCGGCTACACCCTCCACGAGGGATGGTATAGCTTGACCTAATATATTCGCAGAGTACTCGCGTAAAGCTCTACCACTTATCCCATTAGCTCTAAATAAATCTTCATACTTTCTTACTGATGCCCTGGGTGCATTTGTCTGCAGATCAACACCCCACTGGAATGCGGCCTCACCGCCTGGCAATCCTGTCATACCATAGCCACCAGACATTGAACCAACCATTCCTCGGGTTGCTTTATTGAGTCCACCACCGAACTCATCAAGCATACCACTGTCTTGACTTTGAAGATCGAGATCTAAATAGTCATCTCTAAACTCAGGGTTAACGGACTCTGCAACCAACGCACGCATCCCTGCGGATCCTTCGCTCGCCTGAGTATTTCGTAACTGATCGCCAATGAATGCGGTTAGCTCACTATCTGACCGTGGATCATATGTTCCTTGCTCAGCAAGTTTAGCTCTATACTTTGCAACAAGCTCATTGGTTCCCGTCCTGCCGTCAAGCTTGCTAGGCAGATCATTCTGCCTAATCTCACTATATAGGCGGTTGATCTCGTCTGGAGACTGAGCCATTAGGGTGTTTGTTGAGATGCCTGTTGGGCTGCCGCTGCTGCTTCTTTATCTAGAATCGTCTGCACTTGCGGTCTAAGTGTGCCATCAGGGTCTCGTTGTGCAAGCATATTTTCTATATAGCTATTAAGGCTTGCGTAAGCACCTTTCGTACTTGCCTCCATAGCCTCCACATCATCGACAGTGCTAACATCCAGGAAGTTTCTAATGTTCATTCCTGTTCCATCTTTAGTAGGTGCAACAGCCTGCCAGAAGCTATCATACATACTGTCGCCTTGAGCATCATCCATTCTATCGACAAGTCCTGACATTGCACCTGCTTGCGACTCATTAAGCCTCTGCCTCAGCTCAAGCAAGTATCTCACTGCCTGCCCATCATCTGCTATGTTATCCGTTTGATCTAAAGCCATTTGAAATTCATTAGATCCATCACCTTCATCAGGAGAAAAAGGATTACCAAATCCGACTGCACTATGCATATCTTCTATTCCAGAAAAAGCGTCACCTCCTACTTGGGTATCCTCGACACCGCTTTCATATCTTGCAAGGGGAGCTATACCTGGCTTTAAGGAGGCAGGTATCCCCATTGCAGCATCCAAGGCATTCTTTTGTTGACCAGGTGTCGCAGGTGTAGGTGCATACATTTGCGGACGAGGTTGGGTTATCCCAGAGTAAGATGAGTAATCTATACCACCACCCTGAACACCTTTAAGTATTTGTGCTTCCCTTCCCTGTAGCTGCCTGAGTGTTCCATTGATTGAAAGTATTTGATTCTGGATCCGAGGATCCTGCAATGCCGACTGCTTCGTCTGGTTTACAAAATTTCTATAATCGGTTATGTATTTCTCCGCCAAGTCAGTCGGTGCAGTATTCTTAAGCCAATTCATAAATGAACTAGTGCTTGCAGTAACACTACCCCGCTGCCCGCCTGGCATAGTAATATTCATACCGCTTGCGCTAAGCCTTGCAAGGAAAGCTTCATTCATCGATATGGTTCTCTCGCCAGCCTCCTTATCAAAGCCTTGACCTGGAGCCAAGGGTGTCTCAATAAGTAAACTGTTCTGTATATCAGCCAACTGCATACCTTTGGCTCGAATCTTTTCTCTAAGCTCTGGCAACTCACCTGCCATTAATTCAGACTGACCTTGAAGGTATTCACGCTGAGCGTCCAAGTCTTCTTGAGCATAATTTCTTTGCTCCTCAAGATCTTCTTTCTTGTATGCTCTTTCCGCCTCAAGATCTTCTTTCTTGTATGCTCTTTGCGTCTCAAGATCTTCCAACTGGAATCCTCTTCGCATTTTAAGATCTTTCCTTGCTGCCCTACGCCTTGCCTCAAGTTCCATCGCAAGACGCTCGGTAGAAGCTTCGTTTCTCATACCCTGCTCAAACTGAAAATCTTCTCTACCCTGCTGCCTTTTTAACTCAGCCTGACCTTCGTTGTATCTCCTTTGCTCCTCAATCTGCTGCATAAGGAAAGGATCCATAGGCTTATTTATTAAAGGTCTTACATAATTAGCTGCCATATTTTCCTCCTATTGTTCCCAATCCATATCAAAACCATCATCAAAATCTCCAAGCCCTAGGTCTAGGTCACCGCCACCTAAGTCAAATGCATTTTGACCCCCGAGCTGTCCGTTAGCTGCGGTATACTCATCGTGTGTATATGCCTCACCAGTTAGCGGATTCAATCCATACCCTAAATCCTCTTCGGTTCCCCCGAATGATCCGTCACCCTGACCTTGGTTTTGTATATTCCCTGCAGCAGTGCCAGCTCCACCTGAGTTATTAAATGCATTTACTGCACCACCACCCGCAATCTCCACAGGAGTTAGCCCTAGGTTCTGAGACTCACTTAAGAAATTTGATGACTGCTCACCTAGATCTCCTAGTCCCCCAAGCTCAAGATCTAAACCTCCGAAGTCTAATCCTAATTCCTCATCAGACATTTGAAAGTCACCAGTGCTAGCCTCATATAAGGCAAGCTCTTCTTCGGGTATAGCAACACCAAGCTCATCCATTTCCTCTTTAGTATATACCTGTATTTTGCCCTCGGCATCAGTGACCTCAAAGTATCCCGCGTCTGCGTTCCACCTTACGCTCCCCGAAAAATCGTTCCCGTCCCCTGTTATCGGCAAATAAGGATAGTCTTCGCCTTGTAAAGAGCCTGTGGTCGCGCCAGTATTCTGATCTCCTGGAACCCCATTCTGTCCTGCGTATAAGTCTTCAACAAAATCATCCACTTCCCTCTCGACCTTATCCTCTTCACTCTCAAAGAATCCCTCCTCATTAATACCCTTTATGGAAAAGGAATCAATAACCCCGTCTCCATCGGTATCTACCCCTTCGGTTCCAGGCACTGTCTCACTTAAAGGATTACCATCGTCATCGAAAAACCCTGTATCAGATCCATCAAGATACTCCCTACCCCCATTTACTGGGTTTATCTGGTAATACTTGCCTGAGTCTGGCTCATAAAATAATGTATCCTGCTCGTTGATAACTCCATCACCATTCATGTCAGTGCGGTCATCAACCCCATTCCCGTCATCGTCAAGTATAGCACCTGGGGGGAGGCTGGGATTCATAACAACTCCACCACCGTCACCAGTTGTATTAGAGTCATCATCTGTTGTGGTTTCCGTACTGCCACCCACTACAATGGTTTCTCCATTTGAACCTACTAGATTACCGTTATCACCCGTCTTATATGTGACAGTTTCCTCATCATCCCCACCGAATAAAGAACCTATACCACTAGCAATGCCAGCGAATCCACTCTTAATACCCGCAAGCATACTTTCAATGAGTCCATCCTTTTCCGCACCTTCACTCTTAGTGATGCGATCTAGTAAATTACTCAACCAATCAAACTCAGGAGCGTGCATTTGCTCAGCAATGTCAGGGTCTCCAAAGTTTGCTGGGCCTACTCTATACTCAGCAAGCATATCCTGCTCAGTTTCAACACCACTTGCCAAAGCCTTATCCCTCTCTGCTATACGATCCATCTCGTACAACTCTTGCTGGTAACCCTCAAACTTAAGCTTATCCCTTATGTTGGTTATGTAATCTTTATTCTTTATTAAATTCCCAGCCGCTGTTGCATCAGCAGCACCCTCTCTTTGGGCTTGCTCCATTCCTGATTTACGCAACCGCTCCTCTCCACGCACATTCGCGTCACCCTGCATCTGAGATGATTTAACGGCAGCTTCACCCTCAAGCCTAGCTCTTCTTACATGAGCATCTCCGAGTATCTTTGCGTTCTCTATGTTTATGTCAGACAACTGCTTAGCAAGCACAGTATTGTTGGCGAGAAACTCTCTGGCTAGATCTCTAGTGTGGCGAGATGAAAGCCCTTGGAATCCACCCTTATAACGCTCAGCTTGAAGGTCGTTGTATATATCCAACCTTGCTTCTTTTGCTGAAGCGGAGAGTAGGTCATACTTGTCCTCATTTGCGGCCACAACCGCCATTGCTCTGTAATACTCCTGGTCAGATACAGACTCAGCTTGATCGTTGAGGGCATCACCTACATCAACAGCCCTGCGGAAGTCAGCTTTATTAATCTCTCCAGTTCCTATAGAGTCGGCGAGATTGATTGCATCCGCAGTATCACCGAGTATAGCATTTAAGCTATTAATCAATTCAGTCCGTGCCTTTGATAGGGACTCAACCTTTACCCCATCCTCTTCTATGTCTTCATCAATTAAGGCTGATGTTATAAATGTACTTGTTCTCTCAGATTGAAGATCCGCAAACTTAGCTATCGCATCAAGGAGTGCTTTCCTTTCCTCTGGTGTCTCTAGTTGTTGTACGACTTTCCTTATTTGATTCTGATTGGCAAGTACTACATCCTCAACCTCTCTGCTATATAATCCCTCACCTCCGTAAGTTTCAAAACTTGTTGTACCACCTATCTCCTCAACGCGAGCCTGTGCTTCAGCTTGAGTGGCGAAGCTTTCATTAACTGTGCCATCACCATTTTTATCTACGCCAAATGTTCCATCACCATTTGCTATTACAACTGCGGGATTATAAAAGTATCCACTTCGGTCACCTTCAGGATCGCTAGTATCGTAACCCCTAGTTTTCTTGACCCATTTTTCTTTTAAGTCATTACCTTCTTTTGCTATTTTTTGAGCGTGTGCATTCCAATCTTCTATTGCCTTCTTACCCTGCTCGGACTTCCACCAGTCCATACCCATGCCCATAGCCTCACTACCAACAACTGACTCCATGAAGTCCATAACGGACTTACCGCTATCAATTAGGATGTCGCCGATACCTTTTACTTTTTCTTTAGTTGCCATAGATCTACTCTCCTGCGTTATACTTCACATGAATGAAGTCTAGTATCTCAGGGAATGTAAATCCTTTCTCCCTGGCTTCCTCGACCGCAGAAACAAGTTCGGGCGTTCTATTGAAATCACGCATAGCTCTTTTCTTATCCCGATCTTGCTCCTCTTGAATTTCCTTCTCTCTGTCAACCGCCCCCGCCTTATCTTCGCTCTTAAGCCTTTCGAGCAACGCCTCAAACTCTGGGCCTCCGCAAGCTTGCAGTTTAGCAGGATCTGTTGCCTCAAATGCGTCACCCCATCCCATAACATCTATATCTGAAGCAGCACCATCTACACAGACAGTTAAGGTTTCCTTTTGTAAACCTAACAGCCAGTTATTAATGGTTTCAATCTCTGCTTCGTTTTCACAGACTCTAGCAGCTAGCCCTTCCAAAGTTGCAATCAAGCCCATCACCTCTGCCCATAGTTCTCCTATTTGAGTCCAAACTGCAATAGCTTGCGCGCCAAACGCTGCCCAAAGATCTGCTATCTGAATTGCGTTATTTCCTATTTGTTGTCCGAGTGCCGCTATTGCAGCAATAAGCCCATTAAATACCTTGTTCATCCATTTCTCTAGCTCCGCTAAAGCCAGCTTGACCGCCGCAGACAGCTTCTGCATTTGCTCACTAATCTTATTAACATGACCTATTATTTGGTTAAGCCTATTCTGGAGGGTAAGAATATCCTCAGTGTTGACCGCAACATCATCAGCCAAGTCACCTAAGTCATCAGCAATCTTTTGCACAGTTGCAGCGAGATTCTGTATAGCCTCAATAATCGGGGATAAATCTATACCATCTCCGTCAGGATTAATCAGAGCATCTAGCAACTCAAGTATAGTTTGTATAGCTATATTTATAGCATCAAGCTGAGCTTGGAATCCCGATATCGCTACATTAATCTGAAAGTCTACATATGTCTGTATCCTGCGAACCAGTTCTTCTATATCTATCTGCTCTACCACATTAATATTAGTAATGAACTGACTTAGATACTCATTAAATATAGTATCTGGCGACTCGAAGTATTCATTAATAATAGTCCTGAAGTCAAAAAACTCCTGTATCTCTTCAGTCACAAATATTTCATTGAAGTATGTGTTAAAATTTTCAGTGAAGAATTGTTCTATAAATTCGTTCAGGAACTCAGTAAAGGTCGGGCCTCCAATTATTGTATTTGTTATAAAGTCACCCTCGTTAACAACCCACCTCTTTAAGTTCTCGGTGAAAAACTGATTATTGAAAAGATCATTAATTGTATTCTCATTCCACTGAACATTGGTTACTTCTGTCTGCAAGTATCTAGTGTTTGCGTCCACACCAAGTATAGCTCTACGCAAAAGCTCAAGATTGTCATCAGCTTGCGTATGATTTAGAGGCTCACCATTATACCTACGCAATGTAATAAATTCGCTCTCCGTGTAGTCAGGCGCGTTCCCAGGGTTATTATTCCTTAACCTAATTATGTCTTCGTTAAATGGTAAGCTCATGTGATATACTCCAATTAATTATATTTTACACTTAAGATCAACTATCATTTTCCATTTGATCATTGATAAAGTCTATTTGCTCTTGCGTGAGTGGCGTTATTTGGGACTCAAGAGAGAACTGTAGTACCCCCTTAACCCTTTCCCACCATGATGCCAAAGCACTGTTATACTCTTCAGCCCACTCAAATTCTTCTGGCGGAATTACAGGAAGCTCCATAGATGTTGGCAGGTTAACAGTCTTAGCTACACCTTTCCTTATTGGTGTTCTGATTTTTCTACCCACCTGCGCCTCCCGCTACCACTCTTCCGCCACCGCCACCACCACCATAACCTTCTCCTGTGGCCTGAGTCTGGGATCTACTATTAACATCTGATACCTCAAACATTCTAGATGCCAATCGCAATGGGTTATCTTTTCCTGTGACAGTTATCTTATCCTTATAAAATAAAGCTCTCGACCAAACAGGAACCATAGTCTCGTCATCAAGATCATCAATCGAGTGATCCACCACAAGAACTTTTTCATCAAGCAGTGATCCCTGTGTAAATAATTGCATATTAGTGCCTATGGCGGGATCTGTCTGATCAAGTAATAGTACATAAGATCTAATGTCTTTCTCATTAAATCTATCCTTAAAGTTCATTAATGTACTTGATAATACTGAAGTGTAATCTAACCCCACCCTATTGAAGACTGACGGTATATCTCCGTATCCATAGCCATATGTATATACAACCCCATCGTAAGATATGATTGCCATATCGTCACTCCTCTCGGTGAATGGATTATGAGGGCGGCGGATAGTTAATCCCGCAGTGAAGTGCTGATCGATATGTGATAAAGTGTTAGTTCTGTAATCAAAGGCAAGCGTTGCTTCATCTTCGAGTTCCCTTGGCAAGCAGAACCATATCTCGCCAGTAAGTGCATTATCATAAGAAAACACTGTCTCCTGATCATACAAACTTAAATCCTTCCAGAACTGCGGGCCGACCTGAAATGCTGAGACCCAAGAAGGTTCAGCCTCCGTTAGGTCAACCTTGAAAACTCCAGTAAGTCCAACAAATATATGATACTTATCTACGATATTTGATACTGAATGCCTAAATAGAGCAGCGCGATTTCCAGTATACCTCTCAGTGAAACTAAATGGATCTGAGCTAGACTGCGTTAGTTGCGCCATCCAATAACCTGTTTGCCTATAGATGATTAGCACATCCATAAGTTTCTCCATTTTTAGTATCCTACTACCATCACCCAATATCTCAGTAGAGCTTCCTCCTACTGTATTTGAGAATGCAGTAGTATTATGAACGAAGTCAGATACCACAATAGATTGTTCATCTCCAGCTGTGGCGGATACCTTACTTGCTTGTGCTGTAAAATCCTGACTGGCAGTCACGCCTAAAGTAGATGGTTGTGTTGCTACAGTAATTCCACCACCACCACCAAACAACCCATCACCATCAACAAGTATATTGCCATCAATTTCTATAGCTGAAATGCCAGAACCAAAACCATTATTCCTTAAGGTCTTTACCTTATCAAACTCACCACCAGATATTGTTACCGTCTCCCACCTGCTTGCCACACCAGAACTATTTGGCAATACAGCTCCCACCTGCGCGCCTTCCTTAAAAAACTTCACGCCCCCATGAGCATAACCACCTGATGGAACATAAACCTTAATTACTGATCCATCTATAGTAAAGGGGAATTGTATATCTAAGTCTACACCCGCACCACTAGAGGCTATTATGGTAGCAGTATTCCCATCAAATAAGTTTTTAATATCCCTAGCTGGATCCTTCCCCGTGGTCGTAACTACATCGGAGTATATGGTGTTAGCTCCACCCTCCAGTTCAGCATTAAGGCCATCGGGTGATATTGGGCCAGGCAACTCGGTATACTCAGCGTCAATTGATGTTGGCGATGATGGGCCAGGCTGTCTTTGTGGTGCTGCAGGTATTGGGTCAAAATGATCAGTGGCATCGAGTGATGTGGAAGCCCTTGGCGTGTCCGTTACATCATCATGTGTAGACGCTTCACCTGATGCTGAATCCGCCAGCTCAAAGTAAAGTATATTACCATCACTACCTTCAACTATATTTGTTATCTTAGTGACAAGGTTAGCCCCTAGTGGGCCAGCGGCGGAAATAATAAAGTTCTGCCCTACATCAAAAGATTTAGACACATTAGGTAAAGCGGGTATCCACTTGTTACTGCCTGCACTAATAGAGCCATTGGCAGAGACACCCCATTCACGAGGATCTCCTGGTGCTGACCAGACTATAGCATACTGCGTTTCGTTAATAACCAGATCATACTCTTCGACAATCTCAGGGCTTATGTTGCAGTATGGATCTATATCATTTTCAGCACAAATAGTAGACCATCGCTCTAGCTCGCCGTCTGCAAACTCAGTTAAGTCTGCACACAATAAGTAGCCTCCATGCTCAGCGATACAACCTACCCGAACAATACCTAGCTCCCTTAGTGCATAAATTTGCTCAGACTTTTCCCACTCCTCCCTGTATATATAAGGCAAGTCTATTCCGTTATTACATATAGCGTAACCATTTAATGCTACAGCCTCCCATCTGTTATTCTCAAATAGATTAACTTTTGCTATAGCACCAGTTCCATTACCCACAGTGTCTTCGATGGTTACCTCTGGAGGTCTAGTATAGTCCTTACCTTTGTCGGTTATGGTTATCTCACCAACCCTTCTTGGTTTAGCTACCCACTGAAACCTTTCGGTTTCATATACGGCCTTAGGAAAGCTTATAGCCATTCCGTAATCAAAATTTACTGCGGTTGAGGAAATCTCACCATTCTCTATTAATGGAGTCCTGTACTCGCCAGCTCCGCGATACAAATTAAAAGATGAGCCACTCACATCTACTGAGTAGTTCCTTCTCCTCTTTCCAGTGTACGCTCCTGTTATACTTGGCGCGCCTTCTCCTTGAGGTGGCTCAATCTCTGCGCCTACTATATTAGCCGAAGCCTTACCTACTCCATCAATACTAACTACAGGCTGAGAATCTTCACTGAAATACTCACCCTCCGATAGTAGCTCTATAGATCGAATACTTCCTGGTACAGTTACGCCTTCTTGTATTATCTTCCAATTAAAAGAAAAGGATCCACCCTGGTGGTATCCGTCATTCTTGTTCGCATCAGGGACAATCCAGTCTCCATCTAAATAGTCAGCCAGATCATTGTTAGCAAACAGCCTATACAACTTGTCGCCAGCCGCAGCAAGCAGTGCGGTGTCTCCATTTGGTCTTGAGAACTGAAAGAATAGAGTTACATCATCATCCTCATATAGAGGCATATTTAGCGGGTTCTTATCAAACTTTGGATTAAATAAAGACCAACCCTCTCTTCGCATTTCTACATCAAGCTCCCTGCGAAAGTTCTTCTTGATACTGTAATTTGGTTCAGCTCCAGTATCTTCAGCTAGCCCACCAATAAGCTTACCACCCTGAGGTGGTCTCAACTCTACACTTTTATATCTGGACGGCATGGCTCATCGAGCCATCAGTAACTCATTCCGCGCTTAGCTTTAGTTTTAGCTTTAGGCTTCTTAGATACAACCTTACCGCCAAGCTTCTTAGCTAGCTTCTTAGCTTTTTCCTTACCAGCCTTAGTGTACGCTGTCTTGACGGTCTTACTCTTACCGCCCTTACCCTTGTATGTTACGCTTGGCACTACGGTGTGATGGTTACATTTACAACTCCAGGAGAGGTGCAAAAGGTTTCCCCTGCATCATTGAATGCCGACACTCTGTAAGTGTAGTCGCCTGCGTCAACGCCAGTATCAACAAACTGAGCATCCTGAATGCCCGTAGTTCCTGTACTGTCAACTCTGTGAGTGACCGCCACTAAAGTACTCTGAAATGTATCCGTGTCTAAAGTTCCGTTCTGACGATATACTTTAAACCCAGTCTCATTGTCTGAGTTATCGTTCCATGTTAATTTTACATTAGCCATAATTTTAATTTAATTGTTATACTTGTTGTGTCAAATTCAATCTGCTTAATATCGCTGAAGAGTCGGCCCCCGACCAATGTTCGTTAGCTTCACTTTATTCACAGTGGCTATAGCCCCAAAATCTATACCTGTTATCTTAATGCTATTAAGTGCATTTGGAGTTAAGGTTCCAACCTTACCTTCTGTTAATAAGTTTATCGGTATCTTGAAAGTACCTAAGTTTGAAGTCCAATACCATGTCTTGTTTTGCTGCGCTGCATAATCAGGAAGCCTTACTTGCCTTGAAATGTTTGGGCGGCCCGTAGATGTGTTAGTATAACCACCACCGCCTGGAGGAAAACACCCCAATGTTACTGGCCCCGCATTTGAAAGTAATATTGAGGATTTTTGTGGAGCTTTAATCCTTGTTGTATTATTGTTTGTATAGAGCATCCCTGCGTCTTTCGCGCGAATCCCCTCAACACTTGCCGATGCAAATGTCTGGCTTCCACTAACGTTAGAGGCTGCATTGGTTTTTTTTGCCTGTCCTTTATATGTGTATGATATATTACACACACCCAGCCAAATCCTTCCGCCACTTATATTTGTTAAATTTGTTTTATTTAGAATCTTCCAAGTATCACCCAGTAATTCAAGGCATCGCTTTAGATCTATAAACATCAACTTATTAGAGGCACTGCCGTAGATTCCAGCCACAACCTCATTCCTCAATCTCTTATCACTAATCAAGTTATTGATAGTCTGAACGTTCCCCATATTATTTATGGTAAAATTGATATCAAGGTTTTCATATGGATCCATTGATTTTACTGAGACTGATGGTGGCGACATCCATGTTAATTGTAACTTTTGCCCCCCTGTACCAATAGCATCAGCCAATACAGACTTATTGATAGTAAAATATTCTTTGCCGTTATGCCTACTTATTGTGTCCTTATACTGAGATAGAGCAGTAAGTCCAGGAACTTTATCCGTATCTAGCTTACCCAAACTAGACACCTCTTTCCATTTGTTTACCGCCACATCATTACTAAGATTTCCGCCCACCAACCTATATCCTAGTATAGTGCTTCCGTTCTTTGGGCTTGCTTGAGCAACGCCATCACCAAGTCGCTTCGCTGAGTCTTCAGATAAGGCATCAGCGTCAGCTTGCGATATTTTTGTTCCCGCGTTTGCCCGCCAAGCTGCCCATTCAAACTTACCTATATCATGGCTAATATAAAACTTACCAGTAGTCTCACCTAATATAATATCCTCATACGGATCCCATCCTAGTATTCTCTGTCCATGACCTGTCGCCATTTCTACATTTAAAATCTCTGAGCTTGCAGCCACCCTTGACGAAGGCTGGTCATCTACTGGATTCCTTAGCACTATAGGAGCTTCGTCCTCTACAACCCAAACAGTCTTATCAAAAGTGTCATCTGCATTTGTTTTCCAATACTGTCCCGTTGGCCCAACAATCTCGCTACCATCACCCCTCTGCTCGTCCGTTCGCCTTTGCCATGTTACCTGCTGATCGGAATCATTAATCCCTGACATCCTCCAAGGTATATTGATACCCTGCTTTTTTTCCTTGGATCTTATGTATAGCTTTTTCGTCATTGTATATCCAGTGTTGCTCCAGTCCTTGGATCTATATTGACAAGATAATGCTCTTGCCTTTCAAACTCCTCGGTCTGTTCATTATACACATACTTTACCAGCACTAGCAAATTGTAATCCCTCGCCAGTCCGTCAGGTGCATTAGGAGCCTGAGCTTCCACATTTGCTAATAAATCTCTAGGTGCATCTGGAACCCATCCGCCACCCTGTATGCATTCACCGCTTGATGGCGTTCCTGTTTCAGTTGCACCAGTAAGAGTTCTTGATGATGCCGAGTCTACGCCATCCTCAATTGCCACTGAATAAGGAGCTTCTGCTAGGGGTACTAGGATAAAATAGCCTTTGCAAGGCACGTAACCTACAAGAGGACTCCTGTCATCAACCTCTTGGATAAACCCGAAAGCAACATACTGCTCGCCATTAAACTCAAATGAGCGATAGTTCTCATTAACATCCAGGGCAAATTCGATGGATCCTTGCCCGACAGCATATGTTGTTATAGGGAATGCAGCGGGGTCAGTGTATGCAGGATCAAAATCAAGCACTTCACTTGTCTCTAGTACATTTTCAGGATCTGGAATTATCCATATATCATCATAGCCATCCACATCCGTCATCTTATAGGCTACTGTATTAGTCCAACCCTGAAAGTAAGTCTCACGCTGACTCGATGTGGTTGCTCCGCTACCGCCAACAAATGGTGTCCCGATAATGGTATCAATTAATTCATTTGACACTGATAATTTTTCAGTGGGATCATTGATCACATCCCCTAGTGGATCGCTAAACTGAATTGTCAAAGTACCCCTGTCAACAGCTGATGCCTGTTGTATCTCAGCACAGCCATCATGTATAGCGTTTAAGTTAGTCGGCTCATCTGGGAAGCATATCGTGCCTGTTGCATTTGAAAAGCAATACCCTAATTCATTTGGAGCTACGGGTAGGTAGTCTAATCCAGTTGGAGCAAGAGGCTCAGTGGTTGCAGGGTTTGCACTAATATTAACCACCAAGGTCGTTGGTGCTGACGGTGGTGTCCCTAATCCAGTTGGGCTATCTGCCAACAATCCTCGGAATACTAATATTGTTGGTGCTATAGGTTTCTGAAGCACAAAGCTTCTAATTCCTGTAGGTGCTTGAGCTTTTAAGGTTGCCTGTAGTCCGTCAGGAGCTGAAGCCACACCAACATAAGGATGCAGACCTGTAGGCCCGTAGTAAACAGTGCCATCATCATTAAGCAAACTAAAGTCAAGAGAAGATGGGGCAATCGTTACCTGAGCGTCTGAGTTGGATATAGCACACAAATGATAGTCTGTCTGCTTGCAGTTATCTACAAGTAAACTGTCGGGTGCATTTGGAAGTATTAAATGACTTAAACCATTTGGCGGAAGCCTAGGACTAACCACATAAAAAGTAATCTGAGGAGCGTTGGGTAATCCAACTAGCCTATCTGTAGTCTCTGAATCAATGCAACAAGTATTGTAGTACCCCTCTGAAACTGAGGGCATATCGAAAAGGGTCATGTCCTTCTCATCTAAATATAATATAGATCTCTCCTTGATATACATACCATAATACTCATTGTACAACTGTATATCTTTATCAACCTCTCTAACTATGTGAGCCTTGGCGTAGTCAGATACAACCTTAACCACCCTATGATCATATATAGTCTCATCAACATCACTGAAGTCCGTCTTAATACCCTCCCAGTCAAGTATTAATAACTCATCTGGGGTTAACTCTGGATATACATAAAATCCCCCAGGTCTTGTTTTATCCTCCATGATCTTGCCAGGAAACCTAGCTGACCTGCAGTCACTAAGACAACCCATTGACATTGAGTTTCTCTTACTCCAAGGCCACCTGTTAAGCGGAATAGATATGACTTTATCACCCTTAGGCTTTAGCACAACAGCTTTAGTTATCTTTCCCTTACCTTTAGTGAAACCTTGTTGAAGTCCTGATAGCTCAATATCCTTAGCTTTATACATTTGGTCATAATAAAATGTATCTCTATTTACTGACCTTAAGCTTGGAATAAATTGCTGTAACTCTATTACACCTGAAAGTATAACAGAATCAATATAGTTTTGAATACCCGCACCCTTTCGTTGTGCATCTACAGTTAGTAGAGTCCTAACAGATTCCTGAAACTCACTCCATATCATTTCTTGTTTTGCCTATATAGTGCTATACTTATATGCACAAGAGTAAGTATACCGCAAACTAAACCCAACCAGGGATTGACATCGGTTAGTACGAAAGTGCCTCCTGTTCCAATTACAGCACCTAATGTTTGTGGTAAATCATTCATCAATTTCCATAATTAACACTTTACTTGCGGCCTCCACAACATCCTTTTCTTCTAGGGGGAGGTTTATTTCCTGATCCAGCGGCTGGACTTCTAAGAACGACTGTGCTTGGATTTTTTTTTTCAGGAGCATCTGGAACTTCAAATGCCTCTTTACTTGCTTTTAGTTTGCTTAACTCATCAGGATCGTTACCTCCGTAACCATACAGCCATGAGTGTCCGAGAAACTTGAGAGGTTTAAGTTCTATATCACCTATTTTTTTACTATAACTCGCTATCATAAATTAATATCTTCTGGATGACTTTCCGAACCTTCTACCAACAGTGGGCTGATTAAGGTTAACACCACCACCAAAACCTGTCTTGCCGCTAAAGCCTGGCTTGCCGCTAAAGCCTGACTTTCTCCGAACCGAAGAAGTACCATCTGAATTCATAGTAAGCTTTTCTCCTCGATTGTTGGATTGCCTATACCTTTCCATAGCAGCTGATCGGTCTTGATGACTGATCCTTCTGTTTATATCTCTCGTATTCTTATCCAATAAATTAATTCCTCTGGTTAGCCTTCCCTTCATACCGCCATCCGCTGCCCGATTTAACTCGTTAAGCTCACGCCTGTTTAAAGGTATCTGACCTTGTGCATTAGCAGGTATACCCTGATTGAGGGCATCAACCTCCATCATCATCATCCTTTCCCTATCACTAAACTGAGGCTGCATTCCTCCCCTAAGTTGATTACGCTCAGCAGCAAGCTCTTGGCGAAACTGATCAGGGGTCTTGCCTGCAGCTCTCTGCTTATTAGCCTGAGCCTGCCGCCTCTCTCTAGGACTCATGCCCAAATAAGCTAAGTCGCCCTGCATTGCCATTGTATCTGCTTGAGAAATACCCAAGTATGGGTCTGGTCTATATAGACCAAGATTATCTCCCGCTCCTGCGGCTGGTGTATTCCTAGGTTGCATCCTCCCCATAGTATCCAAGATCATGCCTGGAACCATTCCCGTGTTGCCACCAGTCTGACTCCTGATATACTCCCCTTCATTCATCACGCCTTGACCTGCACCCGCACCTCTTAATGCGGTGGGAACATTACTAGCACCAGTAGCCCTACTCTGCCTAAATCCCTCAGGGTTCCTCGCATACGCCTCGGCATTAGGATAACTGTTCTTTATGTTATTCATCCTTTTCTGCCTCATCGTCTGTGCGTCAACCTGAGTGCCACTCTGAGCAGTCGGATTAAGAGCAAACCTCCCACCTGGGATTAGCTCAGCAGCGTTCCCTCTAAATCTTTGCCCGCGTGCCTTACCGCCTGTTCGTTCTGTAACGCCAGGAGCATAAGATCTACTATCACCCACAAGATCAAGTGCGTCCCCAAATGTCTGCCGAATACCCTCCTGAGCCACATTGCCCACAAAATTTGGCACATCAGCAACATACTGAGCTGCCATTCTTGCGTTGGCATTAGGGATAGCATCTCCAACTTGACTAGCAAGGCGACCCACTGCATACCCTGGATTGCCTCCATATATTATATCTTCAGCACGATCCGTAACCATCTCTCCTACATTTTCCCCAACGCCCCTTCGGGAATGGGGAGATCGTGTATATCCACCACCTATATTCCTATCGTAGTCATTAGCTCGCCTGTAGTCTTTTCCAAAATTCCTAACCGCATTAATTCCACCAGCAATCATACTGCCCGTGCCTCCTGCACCAGCCATATCTGCAATAGCTCCGCCAGTTTGAATTAACCTCCCACGCTTATCCCTAGCTGACTGATCGGCTACGGAGTCCATACCTATACTCTTTCTGTAGTCTTGAGCCGCACGCCTATTAGCAGTACCTTGCGCGCCTTGCATATCCCTATTCATGCTGGTTATAGCCTCAGCACCTAGCTGATTATCATACATACCCCTGAGACCAACCTTACTGTCGGAATACTTGTTTTGTGCAGCCATTATCTTATTCCTGTCCTGCATCATATGATTTTTATGCGCTTGCGTTGCAGTACCATTTTGCTGCATTTGCTTATACTTCTCAAGATTAGCCGCATAAACTTTTCTTGCGTTAGCAATCTTTCCGTGATCACTCTGAAGACTACTTCTTCCTTCACTATAAAGTCTGGCGGTCTCAGCCTGATTCTGATTTAAACTTGGATACCGCTTCTCGTAAGCCTTACGCCTAGCTGCAGCATCTGCCATTCTAGCTCCAGCACTCATCGTTCCCTGCGTAACTGTCGAAGTTGATCGCTGCCCAGTTGGACGACTCTGCGATCTCATCTGGGCATCATTCACATATCTAGTAAAAGGATTATTTACTATAGGGCTTTCAGCTACCCTCTGACCGATATTACTATTAAAAACAGTATCTACGGTATTCAAAATAGGACTATTGTTTCTCGACAGTCCCTGAAATGCATCAGACACCCCAACAACAGGATTGCTACTTATCTGATTAGATAAGCGGGTCATTGGGCCAGTAGCACTACCTATGCCTGACCCTGGATTATTTGCCCCGTAAAGACCCTTTGTATAGGCAGCTGTTCCACTCGAAGTCATTCCAGCATTACTAGCCATCGATTGCCCGAGTCCACCACCACCAGAAATTAAAGGCCCATAGTTTCCTGTACTTTGCGCATTCCTTAACCCCGATGCAAGGCTGTTTGCGGCAAATGCCTTATTTAAGTTACTCCTTGCATTTGATATACTAGCACCCCTATTGGACGAACCGCCCCCACTACCAGTGATACCTCCAGGTCTTAATGTATTAAGATTGGAAAAGTTACTAGTTGTTATAGGTCTACTACTACCACCACCTTGATAACTACTGCCGCCCGAACTTCGGGGACTAATCATAGGTGAGGTTGAACCCAGGGAGTTACGCAGAGACCCTAGGTTCGTTGCCATTATTGATGACGCACCTGAGCCTCGATTAAGATTGCCACGAGATGCGGTAATTGCCGCACTTGCACTACCTAGGTTACCCCCCGCCGTAGACAAAGACGAGGAAGACCTATTCCTCGCCATGTTCCCAACACTAGCTCCGTAACCAGAATTAAAATTTCTGTTAGCTAAACTGCCTAGATTTGTAACATTGGTGGGCGGTGTATACCCAGAGCTATAACTATTGTACCTTGACATATCATCCCCTCCCTACCCTCTCCCCCCGAAGGAGGAGAGGGATTAGAAAGGAAAGAAGATTAGGGAATGTTATTGAATGCGTCCCCTGAGTCCATAACACCTGAGCCGTTAATAAGATCACCGCTAGCGAACACACTGAGCTTCGGAAGCGTATCGTTGAAGTTACGCACTACGAGGTGACGCTGAGGGCGATCAAGCATCGTAGTCCAGCGTGTGGACTTGAGCTGATACTCCTTAACATTAGCCTCCATGCGGCACTTGTATAGCTCCTGAGCTTCAACATTAGGATGTTTACGGGTAACCGAGTTGGTTCCTGCAATACCTACATTGATGTCAGACCAATCAAGGAACCATAAATGGCGACCATTCGCAGCAGCCTTAGCTGCCGTAATAGCCGAACCTGATAGGTCTGTGGAAGACTCAGATTGCTTAGCTGCACTCAAGTGATCATCAAAGAACTGATCATGGAACACTGCAAGCTGAACACCAATCTCAGGGATGTCATACACATTGTAGTTAAACAACACCTGATTATCAAAGGTTAGCTTTTGTCCCTGATCAACGAATCGATTGACCTGCGCGCCATACTTAGCCTGATAGTAACGACTGAATGCAACCATTAAGTTATCGGCAGTGTAGCGGTCGGTCATGCAGTCGATGACATCAATTGAGTCACCATCTGATTCGCGATAGCGTTTTAAGTAGTAGATCAATTGGAAGAGTGCATCCAAATCAAGCTGTCCTCCAGCGAAGTCTGCAACACGAGATGCCTCAACAAGCTGAGTATAGATACCAATCGCATTGGCTTTATACTCAAGCGGGCAACTTTCGCCAGAAGGCTGACCGCCTGGATACTCACCGTAACTAGTTCCTGATTCAGGATCATGCACCTGTGGAAGACTAGTATAACCCTCAACAGTTTGACTATCACTAATTGCCTGACCAAAGAAGGTCGAACGCAACCATGCATTCTCACTGTTACCTGCAGCAATCTTATTTTGCTCAGCAAGTGGGAGATACTTAAATCCAGCAGCATAAGGATTAACCTTACCATCAAGGATCTTCTGAAGCGTATCTTTATATACTCCATCAACCTGACGGGTCTCACGGCTGGTTTGCAACCAGTTAACAATGATACGCTGATTGAAGTCGGTTGGTTGATTCCTGCACCATTCTTCCCAGTCGGAAACATTATTTGTTCCAATCTGACAGAATCCCCCTGCTAATGCACCTGCTGTAGTCAATGAGCGATCCTTGACCTCAAGAAGAACATCTCCCTTGAGTGTGGCAGTGCCTTTGGCAGTAACCTCATAAGCATCCACGATTTCAAGATCAAGAACCTTAGATGCAGTGCCATCATAGGTATATGCAATCAATGACATACCTGGAAGGAAGTATCTATCAATGGAAGTTGGCCCACCACGATAAGTGTTCAGAACACCAAGAGTGCTATTATCCTCTCCCCATGCACCAGAAGTTACTTTAATATGATGGGTGTTCTGAACCCCAGCACCAGATGTCATCGCGGCTGGGATAGTATTGCCTGTCCATTTTGAAACAGTTGTACCCTTCTTAGCCGCATCATCTAAATTACCGCCACCATCTGCGATCTGGAAGTAATTAGAGTTCTGATGTCCGCGCTGTCTGCGCTGAATGTAAGGAAGGATGATACTTTGCTCATCTACCTTACTAGTGGACATTGCTGGCTTAATATCACGGAGTGAGCTTTTAAGAAGAGTAGCTAAACCCTTTTCTTGCACTCCCAAGATTTTTGCCTCGGCTGCTCCTGCAATTACTCGGGCGAGATCAGTCTCGACCATTGCGAGCTGCTCAAAAGTATCTGGGGTCATCCCCTGAATGTCTGCTCTTGTTAATGTACAACCAGTCGAGCTAGTTACATTAATCATGTTTGGAAGCAATGGATCCCCAGTGGATCCGAACCTACCGCTTTTTGTGTTAGTTAAGGTTCCCGCATCGGGTGCGGTTCCTGATAATTGTGTAATTTTTCCTGAAGCCATGTCTTATATATATGTTGGTTAATAAATTGAACTTAACCTTACAATATCACAATCAAGGTTAAAACGAGTATATTAAATAATATTACCTTAACTTTTACAGAATCACAAAATCTAACCCATTTGTTTCCTATTTTAAAAATAGAAAATTAATCAAGTAGCATTGAAGCTAACCCAGATTTAACCTCTTCTCCCTTATTCTCACCTACAGGGGGCGGAGTTCTTGGTGTCGCAGTACGAGGTGTGGGTTCCTGGATGTTAGAACCGACTGGAGTTGATTTAGGTGCAGCTCCATATTTTGCAACTTTTTCTTGTATGTCTTTCACCTTTTTAGAAATAGTAGCTTTACTTGCAGACATGAAAGCACCCCTAACCCCATCAGCATCCCAAGTATAATGAGTTGCACGCTGTTCGGGTGTAAGCTTAGAGAATTCACTTCTAGTGACAAAAGATTTTCCATTCTTAGGCTTAGCAGTCTTTTTAAAAGCTTGACCGAGTGTCTCTATTCTTGATGCGAGTTGACCATGTTTTTGTGGATCGTACCTCTCAAGGCCATTATTGACACGCTCGAACTGCGAGATATACCGCTCTGCTGTCTTTAGCGTATTCTGTATGACCTCATTCTCGAATGGTCTGGCTTCTGCAAAAGCTTTCTTATCGGCATCAATCTCATTCCTTAAATCCTCAGGCACGGATTGCTCATAGTTCTTTTGACTATAATCCTTTAGTGTCTGCTTTACTTGGGGTTCGATTTTTTGCTGGTGCAGTTGACTCTTGAGTTTTGATATCTCTACCCTTTGCCTACCTATCTCCGATGACACTTCTCTTTTTAAATCCTCTCGCTCAAGTTTCCGTATCATTGTGTCAGAAACATTAGGATCTAAATCTTCTTTCAGCTTCTTATAATCATCATCCCACTCTAAACTCTCTCCGCTTTCCAGCTTCTTACTGGCATATGCAGACTCCTTTTTATAGAAATCGAGATACTTGGAATGCATATCTTGATATACTGCAGGGGAAGACCCTGGGTTTTCCTTGTATATCTGTTCCGCAATCCTTGCCAACCTAAGCCTTTCTTTTTGCTCTGGCAGTAATCCCTCTTCAGGGTCAGGCTCTACGGGTTGCGTAACGGGCTGCTGTACAACTTGCTGTACAACCTGCTGTACGGGTTGTTGCTGCACAGGCTGAAGCGGAACCTCCCTTTCTCCTACCTTAGCAGGCTCTACCTCAGGTTCCTCATTGGGTTCCACGGCTTCCACAGTTTCCGCATTCTTTAGTTTCTCCGCATCTTCAGGCAGGGTGGTTAGAATATCCGATAGTGTTTTCACTTGAGGTAGTCCAGTGTCTGCTGGGACGGCACTGTCTGTTTCAGCAGCCTCAAATAATGCATTCATTAAAGCATTACTCTTTGCACCCTCTTCTTGTTGCTCGCTTTGTTCTTCGCTTGATTCACTCATATTTTTCTACTGTTGTTGTGGTGGTGGCATATCCTGAGGTGGGGGAGCTGCTCCTTGTGGAGGCGGAGCTTGTTCTTGTGGTGGCATAAGCTCTTCACTTTCACCCTCCTCAAGTTCTAGTTTAACATCAAAGCCCGCTCCCGACTTCCTGAATATCTCATTGATTAACTCAAAAAGCCTACGCTTACCAACTGCCTCAACCACGGGTTGTATTTGAAGTATCTGCCCAAGTAGGGCAGTTAAAGTTTCAGCACTCTTAACATTGATAGAACGCTCTGGGCCATCCCTACTGCTAAAGAGATACTCATGCACCAAGCTTGCTGGAGTACCTACGACATTCCTGACCATAGGGTCTGAGATGTCGTACTGCTCATCCGAAGGCTCAAGTCCAGCTTCTCTTATTACACCCTCCGAGTATCTGTTCTTTACGGGGACATCAAACTCACTGGTACTGCAAGAAACCAAATGCTCATAAAGCATCTTCTTCATGCCCGCCCTCATTTCATCAATACCCTCTGATACGAATGAGTATATAGACTCCACACTGGTACTCATCTCCTGAACCTCAGTAGCCGATATCTCTCTTGGAGCTGGCTGCCCAACCTCTTGCGGTGAAAGAACTAACATACGCTCAACAATACCAAGCAACTGAGATATAGCCTGTAAGCTTTGGTTTACAGTGTTACCCATGTCTGCCTGAACCACATTCACAAAGTTCTTTGCATCTAGACCAAGGTCTCCCATCTTTTGACCAGAGTATAGTAATAGCTTTGGATTAACATAATAATCCGATGCCTTCATAGTCTGCTCAATATAATCCTTCACTTCATCATCTAAGGCATCCTTATCGACTGCCCAAATCTGAGTTAAGCCAATCTTCATATTAAGAAGCATTTGACTAAGCAAGTTACTAAGCTGATCCTGGTATGGCATTATCTCCATAGCCATACTATTATTCATTACCCTTGAGTCATTCTCATTTAAACCGCCATAGATTGCAGGTATACTAGGCATGAACTCAGAGTAAACCACTGTGGAATCACTTGCTACAACAAGCCTGAGCCAGACATCATAAGGGTAATTACCTATACCCCTATCCCTTGGGTTTACCTTCATAAATAAGTTGGTAAGGAACACTCCCTTGTCCCCATCCTCAGATGAGTATATACCAGTATTACTAGTTCTCTCATTCTGGAAAGGAGTGTTAGGAACTTCTGAATGTTGAGGTGTTGGCCACCTAAGCACAGAAGGGGGATAGTAATATGAAAAGAACTGCTGGTACTGCTGGTATACTCCAAACAATGTACTCTCATATCCTATGTCAGAAATATTATAATACTCGGGGTTATCCTGAATGGATGAATAATTAACCACATCCCAATACCCTAGCCATGTTGGGCCTGTATCTGTATTTACACCTGGCAATGGTTGGGATAAATCCCTGAATACCCGACTAGGGTGAGGGTTAATAAACTCCATACCCTCACGGGTTACATAGTTCTCAAGGTCATCTGTTTCACCAAACTCACTTCTTGCATATCTCCATTGACAATCCCGAGTCCACCTTTCGCGAGGAAAGACCACCGAATGACCATACATGAACATATCCCTAATATACTGAGAGAAGTTATGTCTCATTCCAAACTGATCCACCATGATCTCAATCCTCTGACTCAAGGCATCACCCCTGAGTTTAGCTGGTAGTGCGGTAGACCTAGCCTCATATTTAAAATAAGGATAAAGATTATTAAACCTAGACACCTGCGCGGCAACCCGTCTGGTTACATATGAGCGAATAAGATTCATTGAGGTTTCATACAACCTCATTAGGTTTATTTTCTTAACACCGCCCGTCTCATCCCTCTCACAAAAATCGTCTGCACAACCTAAACCTGAAAGCTTTTCACCCGCCTGATTCATGGATATCTTACCTTGTGCGTACAACAATAAAGGTATTGTGGTTTTATTTATAGCCTGACTATCCCAAGCTAGATCCACAGCCATATAGGGGTCGCTTGTAGATGCCGACCAGTTTACCCCCTCATATACTCGACTTTCTATTTCGTTCTCAAACTTTTGCTTAATAGCCCAGTCCGAACTTTCCATATCCTTACAGGTGAATATCTCTCGCAACCTTTGCTGCGTACACCCATACTTTTCGAGTATTTCTAAATTTACCATTTTTCTTTATTTGCCCAGTACGCTGCAGACATCTTGCCCTTAGCGATGTTCTTGCCGTGCCTAGCCTTAAAGCTTTTGCGTTTAGCCTTCATCTTAGCTGACTCGCCCGCCTTAGGCTTGCCTGCTGTCTTAGCTCCCTTTTCGCCAAACCTAATTGTTTTTATGTTATTACCATCCTTAGCCACAACAATATGTGACTTCTTGGAGTGACCTGGAGTTCTCTTGGGTTTGTTGTAGCCGCTCACCCCTGCCCTTGCTAGCCTTGCATCCTTCTTCATGTCATCTCCTTTCCGCATACAGGGCAATCGGTTCTACCCTGCAGTGCAAATAAATGTAATGGTATAACCTTCCCCTCAGCCACATCATCAGTAGCGCCTCTTAGGAAAAGTCTTTCCATTTGTGTTAAAAGGATTTTTACTGGGCCAGGAAAAGTTCCACTCTTTATATACCTGTCCATGCTTTTTGGTGGTACTAGTATAAGAGAACCAAGTTCCGAAATTGTAATCTCCAGAAAACCACATAAACGCTCTACCCTTGTTCTGCTCCATCTTGGTAAGTTTTTCCTGTGATAGTTTTCGACTAACTTACCCGAGGTCACACCTCTTCAAGCATCTCCTCATCATTGTAATTATCGGGAGATAGTAGCACATCATCAGCTAAATCACTTGCCTCAAACTCTGGAATAGATTCCTCGGTCTGCCCTGTAAACTCCTCTGCTGCTGGGCTAGCCTGATAGTCGGCATATGGGTCTCTGTCCACATTTGTTATAACCCCAACAAGCCTACGCTCATCGTACTCCTGTATCCCTATAGAAACATTAAGAGATATACTACCACCTACAGATGGTGCTAGAGCGTCTATAAATGCACGCATATCCTGGTTGTCTGCGTAGTTTAATGAAATTGTATTTTCTTGTGCCATATGATTACCTTACTATTTTATTTTATAAAATCAAGTTTAATTAACTCCCCCTATCTCAAATATCTCACTCACGGAACTTACAGCCCCATGTGCTGGCCCCACATCAAGGTATATCATTGGATATGTCAAGGCATCAAATGTATGAATATACCTAGATCTCCTTGGCTTGTACATTACAGTGGGGTCATACTTGCCATACTTAACCCTTTCGGAAACGAGATTATAGAACATAGCTTTAACCTCCTTTAAATCACGAGACATTACGAATTCATTTTCCTGTAACTTCTGAACAAGTAACCTAACCCTAGCCTCAACCGAACCCTTAAACTTAGGAGCTGCCTTCATCCTAATAGGTTCAAGCCCAAATGTTTCCGACTTCTCCTTTGATATTCTTTCTATATCCAAAACATCGTAAGATCCATTTTGACCACCTGGCCTAAACTGATTAAACGCTGAGTTATCCGAGTAATGTTTATAACTGAAATCCCAATTCATAACCCTGTTCCAGTATGACATCTTTCTCATAAGCCTTATAACAAGCTCATCATATGATACTTTTTCATTATTTATTATCAATTCATCAAATACAGCCCATATGGTTTTATCACTACCTATTACTTGCTGCATGAAAACTATACCATGATTAACCAAACCTAAGTCATACCCGATAATAATTGGGAACTCAGGATTAGGCACAACCTTCTCTTTACCCCCGCCAACTATATGGATGTTATCATGGAAGTAACTTTTAAAGATAGCATCACCAAGGGGTACATCCACCCACTCACCCAGCACCATTCTGCGATATTCATATTCGTTATTCTTGGTGGCCTCCTTTACTCGGTCATAATATCCCTCAGGTAGGTTCTCCTCATTCTCAGCTACATCCAGGAAGTACTTCTCGTAATCATTGTTATACTCCCCTGTTTCTTTATCGAGAGGTGCTTCCCACCACCTTTTGTAAACCCAATGATTTGGCCCAGCGGGATTGCACGCTGCACAGTACTGTTGAACTCCGTCAATACCAGGTCTTCGACCAAGTTGCTGAACCATAGCATCAAAGTACACAGAGCTATCCAAGTTAGTAAGCTCATCAACAAAAAGGTATGAAGGCTCAAACCCCTTCACCCTATTGCCAACCAAAGTTCCATGCGGTATTGATATTAAATATATCCTACTCCAGCTTCCGAATTTATTTTGAACATCAATATATATATTCTTCTGAGTGTCCTGCCTTTCTTCGGTGAACTCCATTCCTATACCATCTTTCCATATAGGTAGTACTTCCGTGATCAACTTGTGCCACACTCCACCAAGTACAGCCTGCGACCTAACCCCTACAATTATTAAACATAGTGCATTAAAGTTTTCCCATGCGTGCTTCACAAGCTTATGTCCACCAAGGACATAGGTCTTACCAGACCCACGATTACCATGTGCTAGTATATACTTTGCGTCTGAATCAAAAATCTTATCCTGTGTGGGCGAAAGTGATGGCCTCCAGTTTGGATCATAAGAATCCTCCGACTCCACCTCGTCAGCAAGCTCACTTAGTTTTCCTAGCAGATTTTCTTTTGTTACTTTCATATCTATTTATCTGCGGACTATCCGCCATCATTTTCTTAACGCTCTTACACCAGTGGCATTGACCAAGTTTACTAACATATGTAAGCTCAGTCCAACCTAGTTTAGATGCACAGGTTCTACAAACAAAAGCACTATAAGTTTTTTCCATGTATATAGCCGTAGAAATAAGCCAGTCTAACGAAGTATCTCATTTTCATAATAGAAAGTTCGGTAGATGCGTCATGCCTTTCGTCAAACAACTCCCATCCTAAATTCATATCTTCAAGCTGTTCATCGGTTAACTCAGGTATATCTACTGATTCTTCTCTTTCAATGGAGCGAATCCAGGTTTTGCCTTCTTCTTCGGCGTTGTGCTTTCTGCCATCTTCACAGAGGCTAGCGTTCCGCTCAATACTCTGTCGTAGGTGTTTATCAATGTTTTGCATATTTCGTTATAATGTTTCTGTGCCGCCATTCGCTGATCCCACTCTATACCATCATCCTCCAACTCCTCACCCCTGCAACGCTCAGCCTCCTGAAATAAAGCTGCAGCCTGATACAGGAGCATTCGGTGCATAAGGTCAAGCCCCCCAATAAGCATTCGCCATCCATTGTCATCCATCTTGGAGAACAACTCTAACTTTTTGCAAGTCTCCTCACTTATCCCAGCTTTCCTTAACCCCTCATTAAGTAACTGAGAGTTCATCTTCTGCATAGCATCAGCCAACTTTGCATCCTGCGTATCTGTCTTAGGCTGCCTAATCATAGCCTCGATTTCGTCAGGCACTGGAGAAGAGGGTGACTCCTTGATATACAAGGATCTAAGTTGCTTGTCTGAACTAATTCTTTTCCTAAGTGATGTCTCGCTTACATTTAAAGCTTCTGCTGCCAGCTTTATACTACCAACCTGACTCATGGCATCCATGATTAAGTCATTCGGTATAGAGATCTTTTTTATTTTCGGCATTTCGTTTTCTTATATTTCTTAAATTTTAATACTTTAAATAACTCCCAAACCCTTTGTGTCCAACTGTTTTTGAGTTTTATATCCTTCTCCTTCTTCCTTATCTTTATCTTACAAAGCTTAGCTTCCGCTTTATACAAACCCCAGAAAGATTTCTTGTGTATATCTTTAAGCTCAGCAACATCTTCTCTTATCTCCTTAAGTTGTTCCTCAAGAGCTATCCTTTGTGCTGCTATCTCTATAAGTCTCTCATCAGTATCCATAGCTTTCTTTAATTCTGATTCACTTATTATACCGTACTTAATTCCCTTTGGCGGCTTGAACATGATGTATTAATGGTTTGAAGAATGTATTCCAGTGTGAATGTTTTTTTAGATATGCAAAGGTTGGGCCTGAGTTTAAGTATGCACTCGCCCTATTCCTGTCTGCTGCATTGCATGGATCAAACGCACAGGCATCACAGAAAGCCTTTGCCTCCCCCACCTTAACATTGTCCCACTCCCTGGACATTGATATCTCTATAATTCGGTCTACAGGCATCCTTGACAGGACTGCAATCTCCTGATTGGATATAGCCTCAACCTTAGACTTTGAGTTGTTGATACTTCGCCTCGCGAGTAACCTGACGAGTGAAGGCGAAAATTTTTCTAAATAAATCCACATATTTTCTTTTTTAAAATATATTTTTAGATACTTGACAAGCATAAAGTTTATACCTTAATATCCCTTACTTTAATCTAACCCACAAAAATTATGGCACAAAAAAAAGATATGGTTCAAGTTTCCGTATCAATCAGGCGAGACAAACATGACTTCCTAAAAGCATGGTCTGATGAGCGAGACGAAAGTATAGCGACAATCTGCAGAGGCTGGATATATACAGGCATTGCAGACCTACAGGATGCATTAGGGCATTTTAATGTTGGGCCTCAGCAGACAGCTGAAGAGCCAATGGAATTGGAAATACCTGAAGGAGATATCCCTGATGAAGGAAGCGTGGAACAAACTCAGTAGTGTTGACTGCTCTAAGCATATAGAAAAGAAAGGAAACCTTTCTTATTTGTCTTGGGCTTGGGCTTGGTCACAACTATGCGACAACTATCCTGACTCAACTTTTGAGTTTGAAAAGACAGATACAGGCTCTGAGTTTTGGCCAATGCCTGATGGATCAGGAGAGGTAAGATGCTCACTCACCGTGTCAGGTATTACAAGAACCTGCTGGCTTCCAGTGATGGACTACAAGAATAAAGCCATCCCCAACCCTAACGCAAGAGATGTCAATGATGCTAAAATGCGTTGTTTAGTTAAGGCGATAGCGTTGTTTGGATTGGGTCTATACATCTATGCAGGTGAGGATATTCCAAATAATAAACCATCGTCCGATGTTAAAACAACAACACCACTGCCCAAGGAGGAGCATGATGACTTCATGCTTGAGTCTGAACCTCAGGCTAATTGGAAGAAGGGTGTTGTTCCTATTGGGAAAAGCCAAGGTAAGACCCTTGGAGACCTGAATAAAGAAACGATGGAAAAGATCTGGGAGCATAGGGAAATGGTAAAAGATTACCCTGACTTCATGGGTAGCCTTCAGGAGTGGAGGAAGTCTCTGTGAAGATTGAATGGGCTGATATATTTATCGTACTATTCTGCACCGCATTGATGGTACTTGTCATGTCCTTCATATTCGGTTGCTCTTCAACTTGTAGGAAAAAGGTCTGTTGCCCCGAACAGGGGCATGGGCCTTGTCCTATATGCACTAATATAATATACGACTCAGGAGATATAATCTATGGACGAAAGAGGTAACGCACCTTCAGCTTCAGGTATAGGCAGGCTACAGCTATGCCCTGGCAGTTGGAATCTAGAAAAACAGTTTCCTGAGGTTGAATCAGCAGAGGCTACCGAGGGTACGATTAGGCATGAACTTATTGCTGATGAAGAACTAAAGGTTGATAGCCTTGAGCCTGAGCGTAGGTTTGTTGTTTCTAAAGCAAGGAGCCTTACGGAAAAAGCGCGCAAAGAAGTTGGCTTTACTGAATCCTCAAAGATACATAAGGAGGAAAGGTATTGGTTACTGAATGAAGCAGGGGCTAGGGTACTGAGTGGTAAGTTCGATTATGCTGAGTATGAAGGCAAGACTGGTCTGATTATAGATTACAAGACATTAGGCGGTTACCAAATAAATGCATATGACAACCTACAGCTTAGAGCCTATGCAGTCCTGTTTGCTGAGAAGCATGACCTTGATTGTGTTTATGTTTCACTAGTGCAACCACTGGGTATTGAAGCTTACTCGATAGATATGCTTAATAAGCAGGATCTAAGAAAAGCACGGGTAAATATACTTGATATACTAAAGGATGCCCTGCATCCCAATGCACCAAGAAGACCGCACCCTAATGCCTGTAAGTATTGCAAAGCATTGGTACACTGCCCTGAAGTCAGGAATGTTATGGACACCATAATAGAAATCGACTTAGACAAGCTTGAGGAACCCTATGAGATTGAAAGGTTAATAGGCGTTGCTCAGATAGCATCCAAGTGGTCAGACAGGTTGACTAAGTGGGTCAAGGAAAGACTCAAGGAGGATGATGAGTATCTCCCTAACTATAAGCTAAGGAAGACAGGCTCAGTTAAATCCATAAAGGATATGCCTAAAGCGATAAAGATCATTATGGATAAGCTAGGTATAAAAGATAAAGACCTTAGTAAGTACCTTAAGATAACCCTGTCCGATATTACAAAGCTATACGAGGAGAAGACAGGAGATAAGAAGGGATCACGCAAGGCGGTAGAGGAGATGCTATCAGAAGTTATTGTTGCCAAAGAGAAGTCTCCCTCTTTACAAAAGTCTAAGTGAATGACAAAGAGGAAGGAACCAAACCATCTGCTAGACAAAGGTCAAGTGCTTACCCTAACGCTAAAGGACTACAGAGTCCCAAGCCTCAACGTAGTGTTAGGGTCAAACCGATGGGCAAGGGTGAAGGCGAAGAAGGAATGCGGGCTGAGTATTCTATCTGCATTGAAAGCACTAGAGTCAACCTACTCGACCCAGACAACTACTACATTAAAGATCTCATCGATCAACTCCGCTACGCTCGCATTATCCCTGAAGATGATCCGCAAACAGTCGAAATCGAAATCATCCCCAAAAAGGTCGCGGGCTACAAACAAGAAGAAACGAAAGTAAAAATAAAAAGAAATGGGAACTAAAGGAAAAAGACCAGCAATGTTATTCTATCCCCGTGATTGGTTAGTAGATCCAAATCTAAACTCATGCAGTCTATGCGCGCAAGGGTTATGGGTTAGGATGCTATGCTATATGTGGGAGTCCGAAAAAAGAGGCTACCTAATGGTAGGAAATAAAGCACTTCATGCAGAACAAATAGTAAGGTTAGTAGGTGCAGGCAACCCTGAAAATGAAGTACTTTATTGGCTGTCAGAACTAAAAGATGCAGGGGTTTATTCAGTCACCGATGAAGGGGTTATTTATTCCCGTAGGATGGTTGATGATGAAGGAGATACGAAAACATCTAAAGCTAAGAATAAAGTAAAGTCTTCCTCGCGTACGCGCACGCGGGCGGAAGATGAAGATGAATATGTAAATAAAAAGTTTAAGACTAAGAGGGCTGTTGAAGATGCCCTTCAGTCAGAGAGGATTTCCTATGATCACTATCCAAGCTTTAAAATTTTTTGGGATATCTATCCTCCAAGGAATGGAGTGAGGCAGAACAAGAAAGAGGCTTTTGTCACATGGGTATTCCAAGCGTTGGAAGATAAAGGAAATTTAATTATTGACTCAGTTAAGAAATTAAAAGATACAGAGAGTTGGATTAAGGAGAATGGCAGATTTGTCCCAATGGCTACAACCTTTCTAAATGGAAACAGATGGGAAGATGAAGTCGAAGAGTTTGCCCCCTCCGCGTGGGGAATGAATGCGTAATGGATCTCATTACTCTATTCAGCTTCACGATGGTAATGTTAATAGGAATATGTTGGTTATATGATTGGATCTAATTTAAGCGAGAATGATTATGAAAGCGGAGTCCTCAGCTCATGCCTGAGAGACATACAATGGCCCACGGCTTATAGCCGAGCTTGTGACATAATATCCCCTGAGCATTTTGCAGATGCTAACAAGGGTAAAGTGTTTGAGGTGATGGGTAAGTTAACCGAGCCACCTGATGAATTTGTATTAGCTAATGAATCAGGAGTAGACATGATAGACATAATGGGTTGGTGCGAAAGGACAGAGACATCAACTTATGTAGTCACCTTTGCCGAAGGAGTTATGAAGTGCTGGTCTAAAAGACAGGCAGAGCATATCGCTAGGGAAGTAATGGATAAGGTTTCCAACCAAGAGGATCCCAACGAGATCCTCTCTAACGCAAGTAAAAGAATTACGGATGCCCTTGGGTCTCATAGCAATGAGATTAAAGAAGTGCATGATGGCATAGATGAAACCCTACAGAATTGTTATGACCTTGATGAGGGTAAGGTGGAGCCAGGAATAAACACAGGGTTGCCTGACTTAGATAAGGTCTTAGGTGGTTTCAAGGTGGGAGAGTTTGCAACTATAGCCGCCCGACCCTCACATGGTAAGACGGCATTGGCATTATCCATAGCGGCTAATATAGCATCCACTGGCAAGAAGGTTTTATTCTGTAGCCTTGAGATGACAACTGAACAGCTGAGAAAAAGATTAATGCACGCTGAGGCACGAGTACCTATTATCAATAGACCCAATCACTACAATGGTGAAGACAGGCATAAGCTTGAAGATGCGGTTGGTAGGATTAAGGGTTGGAGCCTAAAGGTGGATCAGACTTGTGGAGTCACAGTACCTTATCTCCTTTCAAAAGCAATGGCTGAGAAAACACGGAACGGACTTGATATACTATTCATTGATTACATTGGTATAATGAATGGGCCAGGCAAGGATATATACGAGAGGGTATCAGGGATATCCCGTGGCATTCAGCAAATAGCAAAGAAGGTTGAGATACCTGTGGTTGCATTATCCCAACAGAACAGGGATTCCGAAAAGGACAACAATGCAAAGATGAGTCACCTTAGAGACTCAGGTAGTGTAGAGCAGGATGCCGATCAGGTGATCATGCTTAGGCGTTCTAAGGATATGGGCGATAAGCCTTTTGAACCCGTAGAGATAATGGAAGTGACCATCGCCAAGAATCGGAATGGTTGCACAGGTAAAATACCCTTGACATTTTGTAGAAGCTTTGCACGATATGAAAGCACAGCGAAAGAAAACAGCGAACCCAGATTAAACTAATATGGAAAGAAAAAACAATACCGCCGCTCTCTTCAAAGAAGAAGAGAAGAAAAACGAAAATGGCCCCGACTACACAGGGATGGGTCTTATAGAAGGAAAAGAACTTCGACTTGCAGCTTGGATCAATGAAGCTAAATCTACTGGGAAGAAATATCTTAGTATAGCTTTCTCTGAACCAATGGAAAAAAAGGCTCAAGAACCTAAGTCATCAAAGGAGGATGATGACGACATTCCTTTCTAATACCAATTAGATTCCATAACATTAGGGAGTAGGTGCGGGATACACCTGCTCCTTTTTTATTTCTCAATAAATATATCCCAGTTATCTTTGTACTTCTCGTACTGACCTTTATTCCCCTGTGGGTACAACCATACACACCTGCTTTTTATTTTTCCACATGGTATGATATACCAGATATCCCAACTAGCTATGTAGCACGCCAGGATATCTGCCTGCGAGCAGTCTATACTTTTCTTACTACTCCCTGAGGCTGCAGTTATTCTAAACCTAGCAGTTGTGTTATACCTGCGGTCGTAGACCTGAGTGTGGGTTCCTTTGATTTGAACCTTATAGCAAACACCATCGGCGTACACGACAAGATCATGTGGCAAGTAATCTCCTATAGGCACATGGGGCTGTAACCCACGCCTTAGGGATTCTGCTATGAAGAGCTGCTCGTAGAGGGTTCCTGCTTGCTTTGAGCTGAACTCCATGGCGTTAACGCCTCCTGAGGCAGTATATAGGCTTCGGGTGCGTCTTCTGATAGTTTCCCTATGTTGACCTCTTTAAGGAAGTCCTCGGTCTTTATATAGCCCCTTAAGGTCATGTGTGGTGGATTACCTGTTACCAGCACATAGTAGTCACTGTCCCTAGGTGAGGCTTTCAATCTAGCTACAAGCTTACCAGAGTGATAGCGAGTTGTTTTAACTTCAACTCTATTTCCCTGAGGTGACCTTAAATCAAAGCCGCCGCTGCGTGATCTTATACTAAGATCAGGGAAAACATTCATCACCTTAGCTACAGCTACCTCTCCAGCCATACCGACATACTCTACTTCAAAGTCATCTTCTTCGGATATCTTCTGGTTGGGTACGCCGTCTTTTCTGGATATGGCAGTTCTTGCTTTGGCAACCTGCTTAATTAATTCGTCTTCTATTTCGTTTAACTTTACTTTCACTTACTCTTTCGCTTATGGGTTTAACTCGCTTCCCCAAGTTTTTCAGGGGGCATATACTCTAATACACCAGATGGATCCCTACTAGTCAAGCGGATGAATACATCCAGCACCTCAAGTAGGTCACAAGTAGGTATAGAATCGTCAACAGATAACTCTATATCCTGTCCACCGCCCTCCCATTTTAAAGTAATCATTCCCATCCCAGGTTCTCAGTCTCCACTTTACCCCAGCATGAACCTTTTGTCATAGCAAGGAATGGTGTATAGCAACCGCAACCCATCTTTTTATTCCATAATGGGCGGCACTGTCGTAGATCTTTATTATATATTGGGCATTTCATACAGGTACGCAATCGCGTACGCCATCTTTTCCTACCCACTCCTAGCATAAAACCCTTATGCAGCATCTTAAATAGGGGGAGGATTCCATTTGCACCACCCTCAAGTTTGACGATGGCCCACCATTCTCGGAACCTAGAAGGCTTTAAGCCCAGTATCTTCATGCTGTACGGCATACTACCCTTAAAGTACATGAATGTCAAGTATATACAAAGTAAAGCCACAAGGGGGTTAATATATTTCAGATTCTTGGAAACTAGAGAAACGGTATATATATACTGATATCACATCGCGTGCGTTCCCCCCTCCCCCCGCCCCCCAACTATACAAGTGCAGTTGTATAGCATGACAGCCGTAAACCCTTGAATGACAGCCAGTTGCTAGGTTGAATTTCGATTGTCGAATTTCACTGAGTCATTGGATGTCACCTCTCCAACCGCTCGGAACTACACTCAGAGGTGAAGGAGGAAATGCAAAATGCAAAACCCATTCGCAAACGATAACACCCATCCGCAAGAAAAGACCAACATCGCTCCTCTCCTTACAGGAGATAAGTTAATCACTCTGCTAGCAAAGCTAGCTGAGAAGGGATTGATGGAGTGGGACGCTGAGCGTAGCTTAGCAATGGTTGCAAAGCGTGTGTTAACACAGACAGCAGGAAGCACTGAGGAAGCTCAAGGACTTCGTGGTTGGCTTTCAAGCCAAGGCTTCAGAGGTTCCCGTAGAAGCAGAAGCTTCTACCTTTCTCTCAGCGACTTGGAAAGTCGTGGCGTTACCATCACCGATGGTAAACCACAAGTTTGTGAACCAAAGGTTCAACAGGCTAAAGGTCGTAGCAAAGCTACACTGAACTTTTCCGACATCATGGGGCTTACTGAGTAAGCCTTGTGATTGGGGTAGCCCTTCGGGGCTACCCTACCTTTTTTTTCTTTTCGTTCAACAACAACAACATAGGAGGATATATATATGTCTATCGACACAGCAGTATCAGCAACATCAACAATACAAACACCATCCAATATGGATGATGCAGATTGGAGTCACTTTCGTAAGCTCGACAAGTTAGAGCTTGATTGGTCACCTCGTTCCATCTTGGATCATCTCAAGATTAGCCCTAACACTGTCCGTAGGATATTGGGCTACTCCGAGACCAAGGTGGCTAATGCTGAAAGGCATCTTCGTTATAAGTCTTCAACTTATAAGCCACAACCTTGCAGTTATGTTGTCCGTCCCATAAGGGAGGATGAGATAAATGGTGAGGATGTTAGGATGAAAGTGGTTGACTACTATGATGGTGACAGGGTTAAGCCTGGCTATAAGCCATCACCACTAAAGGTTGACCGAGGTGGTATAGGTTATGAGGATGCCTTCTACGAAGCAGTAGGTTTGGGAGGTGACAAACATAGATTTCCAATCGTTGATGTTGAACAGGGTAATGATGATGAAGTTGCCACTATGTCTTACGAACATAAGACAGGTGGTGCTATAAGCTTCGTCAAGAAAGCAGTAGCCAAGATGACTCGCCGTAGGAACTACGGAACTTGCTTGTCTACTATCAGTCCTTACAGATCGTAAGGCTGAACCGACCCACTTGGGGGTCGTTAAACATACCAAGACACTTTTTCGGATGGTAGTATGGCTACTATGCTTCGCCAAAAGCATGGAGAAATCCAAGTTATGAGGTTAGGAAGATTGACCACGGCATCCATATGGATGACTAGGTTGGCTTACTCATGGTAACCCTATCTATGGGGTTTGATACCGAGGCTGAGTCTCATGTCGTTGATTATTCAGTCGGGCTTTATATGCATAGATTATCCTGTAATACAGGGTGTCGGTCTCTCCTTCATGAGAGGCATAGGAATCCCAAGTATAGATGAACGATCTATTGAGGCTTATCACCTTTCTATACTCCAAGATCAGGCATAGGGGATAACAGCATCGTGGTTTACCAGTCGGTGCTAAGGTGGGGATCATCGTATGGTGTGACCACCAAGAACGGGGACAACATTTATACGGAGGGTTGTCATGCAGTATGGCGGTAGGGGGCTATACTAATATTTACTTTTGAACAACGATATACATCACGCTGCAGATGGTCACTATATCGGGGTCGGTTTGGTAAGAGCTTGGACTAGTGACGGCTAGTCTACATTACCTTAACTCTCGGTGTTAGAGAGGCTGACCTGTTCATACCTTTTTTTATTTACATTTTCAAAGAAAATGACAGCCGAAAATTGGCGAATGACAGCCAGTTGGTAGGGCGAGCAGTTGATTTGCTGTTTCACTTGTGTATTATATTTATAAAATCAATGGATGCTTCCGCATCCATGTGTTGGAGGAACTGCTATGAAGATAAAGATACGGAAGCCTATATTGTTTACCAAGTCTAGACCATTCAAGGTTAAGGCTAAGGTGTTGCATCGTAAGATGAAATACAAGGAGAGGCTAGCTTGATAGGGCAAGCAAATAATCCCTAACAATTTACTTTTGATGGATTGATCATCCATCATGGGACGCTAGTAGAAGTCACAACCTTAGTGACACTAGCACTCATGTCCGAGTGATGCTCGGGGTCAACGGCTAAGTAGCTGAGGCTAGGTGAAGGACACCGATGTAGGGTAACGCCTACCATGAGGTACTGATCTGACAATCCTATAAACTGAACTATAGGTATGTCTCCTGCAGGTGAGGGTTCACAGCCCAAGTCCTGTCATTGTCGCATAATAATGGACTTAGGAACATAGTGCGAACAAGGTCTGCAATGTTGCAGGTTCAACGAGCAAGTGCTTGAGAACGGGTTAAACACCTACCAAGTTGCGGAGATATCATGTCGTTAACTAAGGATCAGTTGGGAGAAGGCTGAAGAGTAATCTCCCCCCGACCATTTTACTTTAGCCGTGTGGCAAGTTCGTTGTAAAAAGAACTAGAATGATGAGTTGGTAGAACAGAACGCTCTGCAAGAAAATCTACCATGAAATAGTGCGAATCATAGGGTAACGACCTTGAGGCCAATCATCCACGGCTATTCATTTTCACCAACAATAACAAGGAGGAAATATGAATGACGATACATTAAGACAAGCGGTAAGAATGAAGCAAGGTATTGAATGCCTTAGCATAAGAGATCTCAACAAGTTAGTAGGTGCTTATATACTAGGCACTCAACCTAGCTATATTGTTAGGTCTGCTATCAGTGATGTCGCTAAAGAAGAGTTCGTCAAGGAGTATGGAAAGGCTCAGCTATCTTGGGTAGATAATGCCGAGCAATACTCCAAAGGTACGGAAGCCAACTTCATCCTGGAGTCAATGCATGGCGACAGGATAGAGCGTTTATAATACCCATAAGTCTGACGGGGCAGACTATAAACAACCCCGACTATTTATTTCTAATCAACAATAACAAAACAAGGAGGATATATGTTAAAATCAAAACCATTCGCAGGGCTTAAGACAGGCAAGGATACAGAGGGTCAAACCTTTTTCAAGTTCGATGCCAACCATAAGCCTAAGCAGTTTAAGCCAAGGCGTAAGCGTAACAAACCAAGGTTTGCTTTCGTGCTTCAGGCTTTCGATGGTGAGAAATGGAAGGTGATCCGCAAAGATGGATTGCTTATTCACTCCAAGTCATGCAAGGAGGTACGGACTAAGGAGTTTGTTAAGTGTCTACAAGATGGAGGCTTTGTATCTCAGATGAAGATACAAGTATTCGGTAAGCGTAGCATAACTGACAAGGAATTCTTTTCAACCCCCGTCAGATGGAGGAGTATCGATGCCGTATCAATCGTCTGAAACAAACAAACAAGGCAGGGGGGAGGTATACTTCCCTCCTGCCCACTTTAAACTAACACCAAGAGAAAGGATAATATTATGGATGATAGCAGGCTCACCAGTGCAGAAGAAAAAGCATTAGATATTATGCTCACAGCAGAGCGTAACTTTTATATGCAGTTCATTAAGAGTAAGAGTGGTGCATTCTGCAACACGGAGTATGAACTTGATGGCGAGTATATCAATGTGAAGATAACACATGGTGTACAGAATGATGCGGAAGACACGAAGGATGTAGTCTGTGATAGGTTAGTGCGATCCACAATGAAGTGGGATAATGAAAACGGAGAACAAGGAGGATATTAATATGAGTATCGATGGATTGATTGTCTATGGTTGCTTTGCAATCGGATGGCTAGCAGTGGTCATTGATATGTTTACACAATGAAACTACATAGAGATTTAAGTAAGGACGAAGAGCCAGAGTTCAGGCAATGGGCAAGGGACAACTTCAAGTTCTTTAATACGAACGATTACAAGAAGCATATCGGTTCAACATGGCATCCTGCAGTGCAGGATGAGTGTGAAAAGATGAGGCTTGAGTACAAGATGGGACTGAAGATGCGACTAGCAGGTGTACCATCTAAGGATGTTGAGTCACATATTCGTGCCATGAGGCAGGGATACGAGGTAATGAATAACACTATAGTATAATGGAATTAAGTTTTAATAACAACATGACACCAGGGCAGAACTTTCTGCGTATGGCTGTCGAATTACAGGAGGAAAAGAAAGTGGAGAGACGATATACAAATCTGCTACTCGATCTAGTTCAAGATGGCTCACTAGATAAGGATCATGTCATCAATGCATTCATTAAGTATATGTCAGAGGATGATGTGCAGGACATGATGGAGTATAACGAATTCATTGAGCCTGATCAACTAGATAAGGAGGTAGAATAGATATGGGGTTAGATCAATTTGCATATGCAAAGAAGGGTGACGAGAAGCTAGACATTATGACATGGCGTAAGCATCCTAACTTGCAAGGTTACATGGAGGAATTGTGGGAGTCAAAGGATAGACCACTACCTGAAGACTCAGAGATTGACGAGGGTAATATTATGGGTGACTTCAATTGCATACCTGTGTCCCTCACTATGGAGGACATTGAGGAACTTGAAAGCTGTATGAAAGATGACAAGCTACCTCATACTAGTGGGTTTTTCTTTGGTGAGTCAGCGGATTGGCACAAGGAGAGTGATGAAGAGTTTATAATCCTAGCCAAGAAGTATCTGCTTGATGGGTATGAAGTATATTATGACAGCTGGTGGTAAGTATTTATGTGGGTCAAAGTTGAGCAAGGAAACTTCTCCAATTGGTACGATGTTCGTGTCAATGGGGAGCTTATTAACAACGCAAAATCTAAAGCTGAAGCTGACAAGATAGCCGAAGTTATTAGAAGTAAATCAAAAACAAGGAGGAGATATGGCAAAGTGGTCAGATAGTTATCACAATGGAGTAGTCGATGGTGCAACAGCTATCACTAGTCTGATTGATGGTATGGTGCTAGGAAGTATGTCGGCGCGGGATCGTGGTGGTGATCAGTGGAGATACAAACTAATAAGAACAATGGAGATAAGCATACTGCTTGAACTTAAGGAGAAGATTAAACCACACTTAGTAAAGGAGGAATTAGGATATGGCAAAGAGGGGTAAAGCGAAAGAGGATAAGCGATTTAATGAGGGGTTTCAGAGTGGGCTAGAGTTTGGTAAGTCAAGGGCATTCTATTTGCTAAGGCAAATCAAGGAAGGCTTTGATGATGCCATCAATGATGCCACTATGTGGGACGATATGAGTGATGGTAAGGCAAAGAAGGCAACAGCTATGGTGCAAAGGGAGACGGCAGTGTTCATTACTACATACTTCCTAGACATATGGGATGATAATGGTGAGGAAGAGAAGATGCCTGACCAAAATTCAGCACCAAATATAGTACCATTTAAGGAGGAATCTACCGATGATGACACCTGATATTGAGACCGAAGATTACTTTGGTATGTCACCGCAAGCAGTGCAAGAGATAATGCACAAGGAACACAAGTCACTGATAGATGCTAGGAATTACGCACAAGAGATGATGAAGGAAGCAGAAGGTGAGGACTGGTCTTACAAAGCATTTCATTATCTTGGTGCGGTATCAATATTAATAAGAGCAATAGATGAACAGGTTAAATAATCAAACACTATTCGATATGGATGAATACACAGAGAAGGATCGTGTCGCTTCTGTAGCTAGGAGATTGTACTCCGAGTATAAAGATGTAAGACGACCCGATAGAACTAGGCTATGGAAAACTTACACTGCTATGCAGAGTGTACTTAGTGTAGCCATAAGAGAGAACGCTATCCCTTTCTTTAGTAAAGGTAGGGCTAAGTATTGTAAGGACAATGATGCTAGAAGATTCCTAGATGAGTATATCGATACAAGGATACACTCTAATGGTAACACTAGATCACCTATTGAGGAGATAGAAGTAGCGAAGCCAAGTAAGGTAAGATTTAATATTATCCAAAGGCTATTAGGGATTAACAAAATTGTTGGCTCAATCAATCACTTGGTTGATGTTCAACTCAGAATGCTGGAGCAAACCAATGAGCTTAATGAAGTATGGAAACCATCCTCTAGAAGCAACACTTCCAATGGATCAACTGTTGGAGCTGATGCGCAAGGAGGCAATTGAGATAGATGCGTGGAGATTACGAGGGCAAGGTGGTGTTAGCGAAGCAGGTCTTCAAGAGGTTCTTGAAGGATGTGAAGTTGCACCCCGAGTTAGTACCTCGATTGACTCAGGTAGCTATGGACATGAACAAACAGGGTAATGGCAGGAGTATACTTGTCATACATGATAACGATAACAAGAAAACGGAGGTATATATAGATGGCGAAACTACTAGTTAAAGAATTTGTAGATTGTGCGAGAGCATTAGGTCTAGCAAGTGCATCAATTAAGTCAGCGTTCAGTAAGTTTCTTGGTGAAGCAGGGTACGAATCACTTAATGATTACAAGGCGAGAGCAAGTGAGGTAAAGCAAGCTGAGAACTTTAAGCTTTGGACTGCATTACTTACAGAGAATATGAGTGTGTTCAAGTGGGCTACTGATAGCGGTGATATCATTGATGACTTCGGTAGTGGTAAGAAGTCCAGGATTGCTGAAGTCCTAGATGAGGAAGATGAAGAAGGTTTCCCAACGCCCCACCCTATGGAGGAAGAGGTTACTATCGGAGATCTTACGGAGGACAATGAGTTGCAATTGCCTATGACAAATAAGGAGGAGAAGTTTGACAAGCTCTTAGATGTACTAGGTAACATAGGTAAAGAGGGACAGAAGCAGGCGGTGTATGATGATGCATTGGTTGAGCGTGTTGATGAGGCGTGTGAAGTAACGCATCAGAATACCAAGGTTGTTAATCGTATGGTGACGCAACTTGCTACACATATAGCTGATGAGAACTTGCACAAAGGTGGTGCAGTTCCATCGTTTAAGTTGCAGTTCGCTGAAGCACCCGAAATACAGCACGAAGCACCGCTTCACTACAAGTTTCCACTTGTTGCAGCTGCTGTAGCCAACAGGATACCAACCATGATCGTTGGCCCAGCAGGTTGGGGTAAGACTTCAACCATCAAGGCGTTGGCTGAGGTGATGAAGCAATCATGGTATAACGGCAAGCAGGATGTCGAGTATATCATTCAATCTATCGGCCCACAGACATCGAAGGCTGATATACTTGGGTACATGGATGCCAATGGTAAGTATGTCGAGAGTCAGTTTCGCAAATGCTTTGAGCATGGACTGATCTATGCTTGTGATGAGGCAGATGCAGGCAGTGCAGGTTCATTGACCCTGCTTAATCAAGGCTTTGCTAATGAAGAGTGTAGCTTTCCTGACAATGGTATGGTTCAGAGAAGCAAGGACTTTGTTCCTTTGTTTCTTGCCAACACTTATGGTCAAGGTGCTAACGCTACTTATGTAGGTAGGAATCAGTTGGATGCAGCTACCCTAGACAGATTCGCAGTTGTTGAATACGACTACGATGAGGCATGGGAGGGTAGGATCTGCGGAGTAGACAGAGAAGGTAACCAACTAAAGATGGAGGCAGGTGGTAAACGCACCAAAGAAGAGTGGGTTGATTATGTGTGCCGTGTTCGTGCCGCTGTTGATTCGCTTGCTGTTCGATGTGTTGTATCACCGAGAGCATCCATCAATGGTATCAAACTATTGGAGGCAGGAGTAGGGTTTACTCATGTCAGTAATATGTGTGTGTGGAAGGGTATGGACTCTGCCACTCGTGCAAAAATCACTAACGAAATGGATAATTAATATGGGAGTTAAAGGAAGACCAAAGAAAAAGACTAAGTATTTTACATACAGAGTCAGTTATGATGTCACTGCACAAGCAGAAGGCACAGTATATGTAACGCTAAGCGATGATGATATTGATGTGGTGGACGGCAAGCCTGTCGCCACAGATATAATGCCCACAATGAAGGAGATCATTGAGCAGAACGCTGAAGGTGATCAGAAGATATGTATAGACAATCCGTATGGTGGTATATCATATCACGAAGTTGAGGATGGTAACATCACGCCAGACTATGAGGATTCACAGGATGAGTGGACTTACTATCCATCCAATGTGGAGATTAAGGACTTCGAGCCTGTTACTGACAGGATAGAACGAAGGACGCAATCAGATCCATTCGTAACTAGGATGGAAATATATCACCCACTGAATCACAAGCTAGATGATTCAGCAGCCTATACAATTAAGGTAGGCAAGCATACAGTGAGGATATGGGCTGAGCCTAATCAACATACAAGGACTGAGATCGAGGGATCAGGTCTGAACTCAAGCGTAGTTAATAACATAATAGATAGTATAGCAGATGGGGACTTCAAGTTCCCAGGCTTTGAAGGTGAACACACAGATACAGATAACATAAGGAGATTATATAATGGCATTCTATAAAGCAGGACATGAAACTTGTAGACGAGAGCTTGAGGATATCAAGCGTGGTGATACTGAATACACCTTAGTTCGTAGGCATAGTAAAAACTTCAACGACTTCCTTACATTCTGTAAGGATCAACCCGATCTATGTACATACTTCGAGAGCAGGAAGGAAGATAGATCTAGTAGGAGAGAGGAGGATGATGATGATAGTTGGACAGGTACACCAAACTATGCCAAGTGTCAGGAACTAGCAGAGAACGGATGGTCAGATGGTCTTAGGTATGTCGAGGAAGTTCGTGAGAAGATGAGCCGAATCGTTGCATCCAAGATCAAGGCATTCCATCCTAGGCTTGCTGATGCAGGTGACGAGATTGACATCGGTGCATTCGTAGAGGGTGACCCCGAACATTGGATTGAGTTCCATGAGATAGATAAGGATGGGCCAGGTGGTAAGATTGTGCGAGTGCTTGTTAATGTTGCAGTGTCATGTAGTGTTGATAAGAAATACTTCATCCATCGTGGTGCTGCTGTTGTTGGATTGATGGAGGCACTGCAGAACTGCGGTTACTCTGTCGAGCTAACGCTTCTGTCTACTACAGAGCATGGCAATCACATACACCAATATGAAATACCAGTGAAGCGACCAGACGAACACCTTGATGGTGACCGCTGTTCATTCATGGTGATTCATCCATCTATACTCAGACGCTTAGTGTTCTCTGCGAAAGAGCAAGAGGAGACTGATGATTACACATCGGGCTATGGTATACCGACCGAGATTGTAGGTGCTACCGATAAGGACTTCGTGTTCGACAGGATGCATGGTGGTGATGACTTCGAGCCATTCGAGTCTGTCGAAAGCTCAGCTGACTATATGCTTAAGATGCTTGTCGATAGAGGATTGGTATCGGTGGAAGAATGAGAAACCTATTAATGAAAGTGTTTGGTAGTATATTGTTTGCTTGGTTCTTAAGGCTGGGCAAACTTTTCTACAACACGATAGCGATAAGAAGTGATGTGAGTGCGGCACACTTCGCCCATAGTGATTGGGATATGTACCACTCAATGGAAGAGTACATCAGTGATGATGACTTCATAACAAACGAAAAACAAAAACCAAAAACAAATGATTGATTTAAGTGACTTACAAGGTGGCGGTGGTAAAAAACCTGCCAAGAAGAAACAAGACAAACCCTTACTTAATGGTGTGACCGCCGATGTGGTGGACATATTCTGCCAAGGTAATGGTATAAAGAAAGAGGGTGAAGCATTAAAGAAGCAACCCGAAGCAGAGATTAAGGAAGCATACCTCGATGAATTATTCCATAGGAATGCAGGGGTAGCTGAAGCAGCCAAAACATTCCAAGCTTCTGGATCTGCACCTCAAGATAGAGTTACTGTATATCACAGCTCAGCTTGGGCGAGGGCAGTATTACAGGATGGCACTGAGGCAGACCCGAAGGGTGAAGCAAAGCTCAGGGCATTGAAGGATATAACCGACAAGAAATTCAACAAGTGTTTCGAGGAGCATTTGGAAATCAAGATGGACACAGGTGAAGTACCCAAAGGTCTTCGCGATGAGTTCATTCTAGATATGATTGCTGTACTTAATAAGTATAACCAAGCACATACTCTCCGAAAGATACTGAAACTGACACCTGCATTTGAGGCAGGGAGGTATGAGTTGCTTAGCCCATCTCAAAACCTGCAAGTCAATCAGCATATGCCAATCAGCGTTATCTGCAAATGAGTATATACGAAGGAGTAATGGACTGCTATGGTGTCGAGTCATTCGTACCAAAAGAAAAAGCAGATGGGTTTCTAAAGATCAGAGCAATGGCAAACGCACAGCGTCATGCCTTATTCTATCAGGTGGATCTGACTGATGACGAGAAGAAGCAGGTTGATGAATACCTTGCCGACCAAGATTGGGAGAAGGCTTGTGTGTATATAAAGAACAAGCAGACCTTTGTTAATCATGGGCCAGGCAAAGATAAACTAATACCTAACAAAGAACTAGACCCTTGGGGATAACAGCTATGTCATTTGAACACGCATTTGAACACCTTGAGGTGGAGCATAACAATAAATACTATTCAGTGTTTGGTTGCTTGGAGATTGAACCCGAAGACAATTCATTCTCGTATGATTATGGAGAGCAGACCAACCTAACACATGATCCTGGCACAAGCTTTGACATAGAGAATGTTGTCATTGATTGCATCAAGGATGAAGATGATAAAGATATTGAACTAACCAAAGGTACACTGCTAGATTTTGCGGATATCATAAAGGATTGGTTCAATGAAAACGGATACGATTCACTGATGGCTACTCTTAATAGCCACATTGAATCAGCGAAAGAAGAAGCAGCAATTGCTAGATATGAATCACAAATGGAGGACGACAGATGATAACAGAACTATCTAAGATACGAGGAATTATCCCACCATCATACCCTGCACGACCACATAAAGGTGGCGTGCCTTTGGGTGTTGCATGGAAACAAATGAACCACAAAGAGATTGTGTATACACCAAAGTATAATGGTTGGCGTGTGCTACTTAATGTACCGACAGGTGTGTGCTACAATCGGAAGCTTGAGCTACTAACAATAGGTGATGAGTTCAAGGAAGCTATATACAAGATACAGAAATGTTGCCCTCAAGATATAGAGTGGCTTGATTGCGAGGGGTTAGAGCGAAGGCATGGTATAGGTAAGGGTACATTAATTGTGCTAGACTTTATACCTACTCCTGTTGTTCAGCATGAAGCACTTGACATATCCTATGAGGATAGGCAGTCGGTACTTGGTGTTGCCTTGCATAAGGTTAACGACCTTGATGTAATGTCCAAGCCATCTGAGGATTCAGTATACTTCGCACCTCATTTCAATAGTGATGAGGTTAGGGTGCTTAATTCAATGCTCAAGTCTCGCAATGAGAAATGGGATGCCGAGTTCTATGAGGGTTGGGTTGGCGTAAAAGCTAGCAGTAAGTATCCGCTTCAGCTAGTTAGTGACGACAAGAAAGCTTTGAATTGGACAAAGCATAGATGGGATAGTTGATATGTGGTTACTTACACCTCAAGGTATGCTGAGTTGCACTGAGTATCCTAAAGACTCTGACTACATACAGGTCAGAGCAAGAGATAAGAAGCAACTATTAGCATGGATAAGAAAAGTAGATGTTGATATTGAGTATGACAGCAAGGATGTAATCGAGAATCCAAGAAAGGATTATCAGTTCAGAGTAATAGTAAAGCGTGATCTGTTTGCAGATTGGATGTGCAGATACGCAGGGAATATAAACTATACAAACTTCAAGACCAAAGCTACGAACGAGAATGGATATGGTGATTATGTGAGGATGCTTGGTAGGATATGGGAAGATGGTATGGAAACACTAGGACAAAACAAGGAGGAATATTGGGGACAATGAGTTATGACTTAAGCATTAGGAGAGACGGCACACTTAGCGTAAGCGAAGTTCGCCTTTCGAGTTTAAATAAATGGCAACATATCAATGTGTTGCGCAGGTTGAAGGACGAAACACCTGTGGCTTTGTTAACCGAAAGCCATAGTAGATCGGCAATGAAAGATGCATTGCGATTGAGTGATGAAGGTGAAGTTAATATCGAACCTCTTGCTAGGGAAGGAATCAATGCTTCACTTAAGCAGGGTGAAGAATACAATGCACCGATAAGACCGCCGACAGATCAGGAGTTAGTGGCATATGCCGATGAACTAGGTAAGCTTAAATGCATTACGCAGTTTGGTGAAGGTGAAGGTATATCACTGCAGGTAGGTAAGGAGTATGACATAAGGACAGGGTCAACTCAGTTCACAGAAAGGTTTACTCGTAAGAAACCTTACTATGATGAGGAGGAGGGCGTGATGAAAGTCATCGAGCATACCTGTGAACTAACAGGTGTGGATAGGTATATCAGAATGATGGATGACGATGGTCAGTATCACTTCTTTAGAGATAGACCTGGCAAGCATGAGAACCAACACCATGAGTCTGAGCTATGGAGATACTTCAGTAAGCCCGAAGTTAAGACAGTAAAGGAAGCATCTCCTAAGAAGTATGAAGAGAATCTGCTAGAGATGTCAGCATTCGAGGCGATGGCAGGCTTCCAATACTATGAGGGACAGCGTGATTACTATGCAAGAATGGGCATCAAAGACTATGGACTTGTGGCGGCTGATGTTGGCACGGGTAAGACACTTGGTGCATTAACCCTTGCTTGGCTTAAGAAAGCAGAGCGTATACTTATCATGGCTCCAAAGGGTACTGTTGAGAATGAGATGGGTGATAAGCAGGAGTTTGATCCTGCTCAATGGGTGGGTGAGATCCAAAAGTTCTGCCCGTATTACCCTGTACGAACCCTGTTCAATGCTGATGATTACAAGAAAGCATATGCTGAGCGTGATGAAGATGGCAAGCTACCAAGTGGTATATATATTACATACCCATCAGCATTCCTTCGCAACAACGCACTTGAATGTCAGCCTGGAACATGGAAGAAGAAGACTTCAGTGCAAAGAGAGTATGACTTCAGGGATAGGATGAAGATGGATACTAAGTTCGATCATGATGGTGATCATTTTTGGCGTGGTCTTGGTGTGTCTGACAAGAGGACAGGCATTCAGTGTATCGCTAAACCTTCACTTGCTACTCAATGCGGTAGTCATTTTGATATGGTCATCATAGATGAGGCACACTTAATGCGTTCACTGCATTCAATTCAAACCAAAACATTACTTAAGTTACAACCAAGATATAAGTTCTGTCTGTCTGCTACACCAATACCGAATCAGGTTACAAACATATTCCCTATACTTGGATGGCTCTCTGTTCCTGAGTGGTACATGGGGGACAAGAGGAACGCAGCATTCCCCTATTCTATTAATGAGCATAGTCAGTTCGAGAGGCAGTTTATGTCGCAAGAGTTTGATAGCTCGGAAGAGAAGAAGAGAAAGCGTGAAGATCCTAATTGGAATGGTAGGATTAAATCCAACTCTGCTGTGATATCATCACCATCTAGGTTACTCAAGTTAATCAAGCCTATACTTGCATACATTGGTAAGGAGGAATGCAATCCCGACATTGTGAAATGTAATGTGCAGGACATCAGAGTGCCAATGGGTGCTGAGCAGATGGCTCTGTATGCCAAGTATATCAACAGGAAGATGTTTGTCCCGAAGGATATGCCCAAGAAGGAGAAGCGTGAGAAACAGAATGCACTTATGGCTGCCGCATTACGGCAGACCAATGCACTGCGTTCTATATGTGCCTCACCAAAGGATGGGTTTAAGGGTATCAAGGATGAGGATGCTGATATCTGCACTAGTAACTTCAACCCTAAGATAGTTACCGCATTAGAAATAGTTAAGCAGAATCTAGATAAGGGAGAGCAGACTGTTATTGTATATGCTAGAACAGGACAGGGCAATGAGCTTGCCTCTAGGTTATCTCATGCTGGCGTTAAGTTTAGCAGGATTGATGGCACGCAAAGTAAGCACGCCGTAGAATCATCCCACTTTAAGAAGGGTAACACTAAGGTTATGCTCATGGGTATAAGTTGCGCGCAAGCTTACAGCTTTGAGAATTGCCCTAACCTTATAGTTACATCATTGGATTGGGGATACGGAACATTGTATCAAGCACTTGGTCGCATCTATAGACTGAACTCACCGAAGGAATGCAATGTATATGTGTTGCTATTCGAGAACACTATCGAGGAAGCTATCTTCGACAGGGTATCAACTAAACAGGATGCGGCTACGCTGTGCTTGCATGGCAAAAGAATTGATAAGGATTACAAACAGATGGATGCAAGTGAGGTACTTGCTGAACATATAATAAGCTTCACCAATAATGGTAGAGCTAAACCAGAGTCAGTATGCGAGCTTGAATGGGATAAGCTAAGCACTGCAATTAAGGAGGCAAATGTATAATGGGAGATAAGATAGATAACAATGAACCTGAGTGGCCTTGGGGTTTCTTTAACACCGAGTATAGGGAATGGGCAGAGCATAATCGTGCTGCCAATACAGCTGAGTCACAAGGTAGTGCAATTAAAAAATGGATATCCGAATACCTAGATGTAAGGCATAAGCTTAATGATATTAAGCCAGAAGATGTTAGCAAGTATATCAATGCTAATGATGGCGTTGGTTTATCACAGCGTAAGTTTAGGCTTGCTTCTGTCAGTTCGTTCCTGTCGTTGGCTAAGTCTCGTGGGTACTGCAAGGGTAATGTAGCTGAAAAGCTCAGGGTAAACATGAAGAAGCTTACGACCAAGCAAAAGGAGAAGAGACTAAAGATTCCTTTTTCAAGGAAGGAGTTTCAGTATGTGCAACTTCACTTACATGATATGCAGCATCGTGGAAACAATAGGTTCTGGCACTATGCAACTACTCTGTCTTATTGGACGGGGCTTAGGTTGATAGATTGCGCAAGCTTGGAGTGGGAGGATGTGATGGCTGTCGATGATCACTTGGTTGTGTGGACAGCTAAGGCAGGTGATAAGAATCATGCAAGGGTTGCCCTTCCGTTAAAGCATGAGATGCTTGGTAGTGGTCAGCTTATTGATGTGTTTAATGGATTGCTTGATCTGTATGACCCAGAGTGTCCACACATCTGGCCTAAGCAGGAGATGATGATGAACGATGTAAAGAAAAGATCGCTATTACCTCAAGAGTATATCCGCAATCTGAGAAGGATTAAGATCATGGATAAATCTTTTCACTGCCTTCGTCATTCATTTGTTACTCGACTTCGCAAGAACAAGGTATCACTTGAGGACATCGGCAAGTTAGTTGCACATACTTCGACAGGAACCACAGAGGTATACGACCATGCATGATGAAGATTTAATGGAGCAGGCACTGCACTGCTTTGAAAAGAGAGCAAGGCGTAAGTTCTTGCAAGGAGTAAAAGAACATAATCCAGATGGCAATAAAGGACTTGAGAAGATGACGCTCAAACAAAAGGTTCAAGCTTGTCAGGAGGAAGTTATGGACTTGTGGTTTTACTTAGCCTCTATAGAACAAGAGGACGAATAACTTTCGGTGTAAAGATGCAGGAGCATAACAAACAAGTACGACTGACACGGGGTGTGTTCCTCCGAACGAACAAGATATTGCATCCTAGAAGGGATAAAGCGTGTAAGGTTTTCTTATTTTCTCCTTACTAAGCCCAACCTGCTTGATGCTCTTGTATCTGTAGCCGACATTACAACAGGGAGTATGTATTGCTCCCTGCCTCTCCCTCTGTCAGGAGGGAGGGGAAACTTTTTAAGACTCCGCTAACCCCTTGGAGGTGGACAGCGTGGTTCAGTGCTGTGAAAGGATATACCAGCCGCTCGGTGAGTAGACCATAAGCGATCCAAGTTGGGGGATCTCATATGAAAGATGAACGACTCAACTACCAATCAGTAGCGGGAGCTACATAACACCATGACATAACTATGCAAACATTCTTACCTTACCCAGACTTTTACGACTCACATATGTGCCTCGATAAGAGTAGGCTGGGTAATCAAGTATATCGTGAGGGTCTCACCCTTCTCAATGGGGGGTGGGGCAATCATCCCGTATCTAAGATGTGGGTAGATTACAAACCTGCACTCGCACTGTACTGCTTAGCAGGTGCTTTAGCCATGAAGGATCGTGGCTGGTATTCTGAGGAAGTAACCAATCGATGGATGGATCGGTTCAGCAGTGTGTATAGACAGCTAGAAGAGGCAATACCTTTTGAGTATCCACCTTGGCTAGGCAATATGCAACTGCACATGAGTCACCGATCAAACCTAATCAGGAAAGACCCTGAATGGTATGGTCAATTCAGCTGGAAGGTAGGCCCAGGATGGGACTACTGGTGGCCTAGCGTCTGTTAGGATTGCGAGGACTAAGCTTTGCGTTTAGTAGCTGTTGAATCCTACGCTGCTGTGCCTCGTTGTAGTTATTTTTAATAACTTCAATTAACTGCCACGGTGGAAGTTTCTTATCCACTGGCTTATCCATTTTTGGTTCATTATTGCTCATAAGTTTCTTCAGTATATTTTTCATTGTATATCAGTGCAAGGTTTTTTTATTCGCCACGGGCGAGGGGAATTGTTTCTGTTGATGTGGGTGGGGAGGGCAAGTTACATCCTGAGTATCCCACATCCATGCTAGGGCAAGTGCATGATCGACTTCTATCTCCTCCTTGCACCCATTGATGGGTAGATCTAGGGTCTGTCTAATAGCTCCTTCGATAATCGAGTATCCCTTATTATGTTCTTTACCCACACCCTGTTGTTTGTCTTTTTGTTCTCGCATATAAAACAATTAAGCTTTGCGTCATGGTAGTGCAAGACAATCCATCCCATGTCGGTAGCACATTTGCTACACACTGGGCGTGTGTCGGATTCATTTAACCAAGCAGGCCACCTATTCCACCAGGGTTCTTCTTCTACCATAAATTATGTTCCGAAAGTATACCCAAAATACTCAATGTCCTTTGCGTATTTTTCAGAAACAATCTCACGAGTCTCATCATCATAGTATTCGGTGTAATGTTTGCGGTTATCGCTTGAATTGTAATGGGGGAGTTGATGGCGAGGCATACCAATTTCATCACAAGCTATATTAAAATCCTCTTGGAGGTTTTCAAATTTACCAACAAAATCAATGTCACAAGTTTCCCCGTCTATAGATAGGTAGTTAAACTGTGGTAGGAAATCATTACGCTGCCACCCTGTCCGCTTACTTGAGCAATAATACTTAACAAATTCAGGGAATGAACCACGAGTATCGTGTCCAGGTATGTGGGTTTTTTTTATAAAAAATGTATAATGTGATAAGATTCTATCGAAAGGATTTCTGACAAACGAAAAAGTAAAATAATCTTTTACCATTTTATCCTTCAGTTGGCTATGCTTCCCTACATAATGTATACACATACCTTCTTTGCCTATTGTTTCTGGCATAAATAAATACTCGATACTAGACCCACCTGTCTTGGGTATATGTATGAAAACAAACTTATGCTCATGGTTAATCATAAGCTTCTCATGATCCTTCCAAAGAGTGTGTGAGGATATCTTTCTGCCCAGCTCCAATCATTTGGCAGGTTGCTCAGCTTATTTGCGAAACTATTCCACCAATGAAGCGTAACTAAGTTATCAGGTATATCAAAGTCATCAATAAATATTTTATTGACCTGCGTACAGCCAGGTTTAAAAAAATAATCAGAAGGCAATACCTTTATATCGTGGCCGCCAGCTTTGTGCATTTGCATTGGGAGTATTAAGGAAGCCTCACTCCAACCATCGGGATTAAAATTCGATTCGTATTTATTCCACCACTCTATAAAAAAACTTGATCGTGGTTTTGTGAGCATGATTGCATTGCAGATCTTGCTTGGATTCTCTACACCAAGCACTACATTATTATTCAGTAGATCTCCGTACGGCTTAACGCATATGGTATCAATGTCGTGGTATATTCCGCCATCCCTGCAAAGTATATCCATCCTTAGGGCATCTGCTTTATGCGCGCGTTTTTTAATTTTCTTTTTCCCAATATATTCAGGAGTTTTTACCTGATGAAACTTAATGGGCATCTCCTTTATTAAATCCCACCATCTACCATAAGGCTCATGGCAGTAATAAAAGTTTACTTCAATCGGTTTGTTTACCAATATTGCGGAGTACACAGACAGGTAGTGAGGAAATGAAATCTCCTCCCTTCCTGTCAATCCATATATGAAGTGAAATTTATTTGGTATTTCTTTTTTTTCTACCATAAATGGTTGTGGGTGTGTTAAATAATTTAAAAAAGGTATACTCTTTTGTATGGTCAGTGTAGTTTCCAGTGGTCATCCAAACTAATTTTTCCCCCGTTTGTTTTTCATGGTTGGCAATGCTATGCTTATGTATATAACCATCAGCCGCAGCGAGCCAGTCTTTTTCATTGTACATACCATATAGCCACTTCATGGATCTTTGTGAGTATAGCCATGCCTTAGTGTTACCCTGCCCGCCAGTCAGGTCAGTTACTATATCAAGGTAGGGCTTTTCAGATATGACCTTACGCTTACACTGGGGGTCGCCTTTTTTATACCCCTTTCTTTGTAGTAAAGTTAGTATATCAGGAGGGCTATCGGGTATACTCATCAACTCCTGAAGATCATACATCCACCCATCCCTGTATTTTAACTCATCCTCAAGTATCAATGTGTAATCATGCTCCTCACGCACCGCTCTGTCTGTAATTGCGTGGTGTGAAAGCAGGCAGCCCATCTCACCAGACGATAGAGACCACCCAGAACACCCCTTGGCATGCGAAGAAGCCCCTAATTGTTTTATCATATATTCTGGTGGCACTTCTTCAGACTTCCATTTGGGTGGAACTATGGCATCAAAAATATTTACATCTTTATCGCTCAGCCATCTAGGGTCGATCTTGTCTCTCCTGCTTGGGTGGAGGATTAGGTAGGTATGTATTTTAAAATTCATAACCGAACTCCTCTATGTCGTCAGCGTACACCAGCTCAATAATTCTTTTTGTTCTTTCATTATAGTATTCCCTGTATGGGTCATGGACACTCTTGTTCTTATGGGGTAGCTCGACACTAAAGTCCGAGTTAAACTTCTGCCTGTCATACTCTAACCTATACACCCTGTCCGCATAGCACTTACCTTTATGGCAGATCCATCGCATTTGAGACCACTTCCATATGTCATCATAGCATTGCAGTAATGAATAAACCACCTCCTCGAAATCCCTGTCATCAATACCCTTAGCTTTATTATAGTGATACTCAGACACTAGCCTAGCCCAAGGGTTACGAACGAAGGTTATCCTTAGTGAGTTCCAGTTGCTCTTTATTCTATCAAGGTATCTTGTTGGCTTGAAGTCTTTACGCTCCTCGAAAAGATCAAGCTGCTTCGCATATGTCTGCCTGAAGTTATCATCAAGTATAGCTGACGCTGGCGTGTGCCTCTTCTGTGGGGAATCCAATGCCTCAAGTACACTCTCACCTCCCGTCTTCGTGAGGTGCATGAAGATAACCTTATGCTTGTCTATATATATCACTTTGCTTTACCTCCTCGATAAATCTATTCATGGTAAACCTGCCCGACTTTCTTATTTCGGATAGATACTTAGATGCTTCTTCGATATGACTGAGCAAACCATGAACCTCGCTCAGGTCATTGAAGTATAGTGGGTAGTCATCTCCAAGGTACTCTCGTACTGCAGGATGATCCTTAACTACAATAGGAACCTCTCTTTGGATGCACTCAAGCACTGTATTGTTTGCACTAGTATCCCATAGATCTAGCAGTACAACTGAGTTGCATAATAGATTATCATAATCTTCGTTGGATAAATTATACTGGTGATCTATCTCGGGCAGTTGGATATTCAGTTGGTCTACCTCAAGGTTAAGTCTTTCATTTACATACTGTATAGGCTTACTATCTTTCTTGTAAGGCCACAGCTTAATCTTCGCCCATCCTTTTGGAACCTGCACTGTATATATTGATGACTGCTTTCTCAGCCACCAACCAATGCTAACTAATTGATTGGCGTTCCCCCTCCATTTGGCAACATCCTCATCAGGGTATGGGTGTAGTATAGACTCAAAGGTTTTACCTGGATACCTTTCCCTTAGTCCCTGTGCATGATACTCAGACATGGTGTATATACCAATGCAAGACTCAAGGCTTTCCTCAAATAGCTTGTCGTCATTGCCGTCCCATGCTGGCTTGTACCAGTCAGGCATATTGTGCGGGTTATGTATGAAGCCAACCCAAGGTTCAGTAATTGGTATATGGTTATGCTTCTCATTCTTAAATCTAAACCAATCGAATACACTCTCAATAAAAGTCTCACAGTAAACACCACTGTCATTATGAAGTGGTTGCATTGCTTCAAGAACTTTCAACCACCCTCCTCTGTGTGTCTTTAGTGCAGGCTGATGCCCTAAATTAAACTTACCATCAGGGTGTGATTTACTGAATATAGCTTCGCAGTTACCCCAGTCATCTTTTGTTTCAGTCGTTTCTATGCTGTGCTTATCCTTATTGTTGACCCACCTGCTATCCTTGGTGTCGATTTTCATATCCTTAATAAAACTAAGTATATCTTCTGGCAATCGCTTGAGCCACCAGTCCCTGCGCTTATCATATCTATTCTTAAGCTGAGCAAATGCATGGCTGTATGTCGCGGGATCAAAGTGTTGGTGTATAGATATGGCGAGGTCGGGATGAAATCCATTCCTCCATATACCTATGTTGTGCTGCTTGCTAAACTTTCCGCAGTCAAAATTCTCGGTGAGTAAAGCTATGCACTCCTGCTCATAGAACCTTGACCGATTGGTATACAACCATCTCCACCTGTCAGGAAGGTATGGGTCTTCAGTAAACAGATAGCCTGCGTTGAACCCCCCGTATTTATCTGATGACTCCTGGCTTCCGTAGTGAGGGGAAAGCATATTCGGGTAGTTGATTTCATAATCAAAATCCCTGAGAAAAAGAATATCAGAGTCTACAAACATAGTGTTGTCACACTCATTGATGGCCCACTGCATGGCATCCATCTTCTTTAGTATTATATCGGAGCGATGAAATGTATTCTTTTCTTTTACGATAACCTTCTGCAGCTGCTCAGGGTTGGCTTCTCTTTTTGTTATTACATTAGGGAATCTAAACTGCCTAAGGTAATTTGCTACAATATCATCACACACCAACAGGATCGGGCATTGGTATCCCGCCCTTCTTATTGAGTATATCAGTAGGGCAACCTCTTTCTCGCAAGGATGCGTGCCAACTAAGCTAAACGATTTTACTCCCCGCAATTTCTCTCGCATAAGTTACGGCTTCCTCTAGGTTAGAATATTGTTTAACTTCCGTGGGTTCAAGTTCGTAAGTGTGGGGATCTGTCTTCTTATATGTAGTCACATTCCAATTTTGGGACTCAAAGTGTAGGTCAATGTTAACCTCATTCTCGCCTGTAACTTTTATATTAAACTGATTACATTTAATCTTTGGGGTCATCATCAG